ACAAAGCAGATGCCGTCCAATCTCGGCGCTCTGGTCTGGGTGCCGGTGTCGTCAGCGGATTGGTCGGCACCCGACGATCCGAACGCCTACTGCATCTATGGTCCGAACGGCTTCCGGCTTCGCGACACCGGCAACAATTGCTCGATCGTATCGAACACCGAAGACATGACTATCACCGGGAAGAATTCGATCACGCTGAAAGTCGGTTCAATGGAAATCGTCATCACGTCAAGCGCAATCACGATCGACGGAACCGATTGGGCGACGCACATGCACAGCGCGGTACAGACCGGAAGCAGCAATTCGGGGCCTGTCGTATGAGAACTTACGGCCGCATCACGAACAAAGACGGCTCGAGGACATGGGTTGTCGTCGAGACCGCGCCCGACGGCGACAACTCCGCGGTGTATCTAACCGCGCTGGCGCAGACCCTGCAATTGAACCTGAACGAATCGCCGTTTTACGGATCGTGGGGCCTGCCGGCGATCCCGGCGGCACGGTCCGGGATTCCGCCGGACTACAACATGATGCTGACCCAGCGGCGTTATGCGGCGTACTTCGCCAGCCTTCTCGTCGCCCGCGCCAACAGCGGCCCCTACAGCAACAGGAAACCGCCGGTCTATTCGATCACGGCGACGACGAAGCAGGGCAGCGTGTTGACCGGAGAATTCCCGACATGACCGCGGCCAACATCGAATATCACGATGCCGCGGGAAACCCGACGACGCCGGAGAAGGCGACACAGGTCTGGTTCAGATGCCCGCGTCGCGCCGGGCCCTGCGGACCGCTTCTGCTCGCCGGCAGGAATCCCGGGATCAAGCGCGACCCGCAGAACAAGAACGGCGGAAGGGCACAATGGGACATCAGCGGCGCCGTCGGCCGCGAAACCTTGACCCCTTCGGTGAACTGCGGACGCTGCTGGCACGGCTACATCCGTAACGGCCGCTGCGTCACCACAGGAAACATCGACGAACCGGAGCCTAAGAGATGAGCAACGCCGGATCGCCCGTTGTCGCAACCGATCTGCCGACAGTCGTCACCATCGTCGGCTTGCTGCCGCAGACACCGACGGCGCTGAACGCCGAGCTCATCGCTTTGGTGACATCGACAAATCCCGATTACACCGCAAATCTTCCCGGCGCTCTGGTTGAGGACATCAGTTCGACAGCCACCGGCGCGCTGGTCATCATCGATGGCATCCGCGTCGAGTTCTTCAATTCGCTGACGCCTTACGGCTGCAACGAATTCCTTCTCAACCAGTTCGGACAGATCTATGGCGTCCCGCAGGGACTGGGTTTCAACACGTCGGTCTATATCTCGGCCTACGATTCGACGCCGGGCTTCGTCATCGAGCAGGGCTTCATCGCAACCGACGGGACGTTTCAATATGTCGTGCAGGACCAGACCGCCGTCGGTGCCGATGGGACATCCCCGCCGATCTATTGCGTCGCAACCGTCGGCGGAACCTGGCCGGTGCCGCCGAACACCGTGACGGGCGCCGTGACGCAGGTCCCGGGCGCGATCACGCTCAACTTCACAAATCCGAGCGCCGGCATTCCGAGCCAGGGCGCGCAGTCGTCGACTTCCTATCGTTCCGATGTCTTGCAAGCCGGGCTCGTCGCGTCGACAGGGATGGCGCGCGCCTTGAAGACGCTGCTCCGCAACATTCCCGGTGTCGAAGCCAATCTGGTCTCCGCTGTCCCGCAGGAAGGCGGCGGCTGGATCATCGTCGTCGGACCCGGGGGCGATCCCTATGCGATCGCAAACGCGATCTACAAGGCCGTTCCCGATATCTCGACGCTGAAGTCATCCGTCATCAACGTCGAGAGCTACACCAAGGCCGATCCCGGCGTCATCACGACGGATCTCAATCACGGCTTGATCAACGGACAGACCGCGACGGTGTCCGGTGCCAGCCCGAGCACCTATGACAGCACCGGGGTTGTGACCGTGATAAGCCCGACGGAATTCAGCCTGGCGCTGAACACGACCGGATTCGGCACCTATACCGGCGGCGGCGTCGTCACACCGAACAACCGAAACGTCACGGCGTCTCTCTACGACTATCCCGACACCTACGAGATTCCGTTTGTCGTCCCGCCGGCGCAGATCGTGGCGATGGATGTCACCTGGGACACGATCTCGACGAATGTCGTCTCGAATTCCGCGATGCAGCAGGCCGCCGCGACGCCGCTTGCGGCTTATGTTTCCGCAATCGCGACGGGTCAGCCGATCAACGTTCTTCAGCTTGAAGAGACCTTCATCGCGTCGGTGTCCGGAATCCTGCCGGCGGAGCTCATCACGACGCTGACCTTTACCGTCTCGATCAACGGCATCGGCGTCTCTCCCGAAGTCGGAACGAAGATCATCGTCGGCGATCCGCTGAGTTATTTTTCCTGCACGGCGGACGCCGTGTCGATCTCGCAAGCCTGAAGAGGATAAAAGATGGGCCAGAAAACAAACTATTGGTCGCAAGCGGTTCTCGAACTTCTGTTCAACGCAACGACCATTGCCAACATCGCGGAAAACGCTTCGGTCTCTCCGATCACCAACATCTATGTCAGCCTGCACACCGCCGATCCCGGTGTCGGCGGCAACCAGACGACATCCGAGGCGGCCTATACCGGCTATGCCCGGCAGGCCGTCGCACGGACAACCGGCGGCTGGTCGATCTCCGGCGAACAGATCTCGCCGGTGTCGAACATCAATTTTCCGAGTGCGACCGCTGGCAGCGAAACGGAAACCTATGTCGGTCTCGGAACCGCACTGAGCGGTGCCGGCGAACTGCTCTATCGCCTGCCGCTGACATCCGCGATAGTCATCAGCGGCGGCGTCACGCCGGTTCTGACACCGTCGTCATTCGTCGGCGAAAGCTGATCCGGCTTCATGCCATTCGGCATCGCGAGTCCGTAAATGGGACTGCCCGCACCGCAGATCGACGGCTACGTCTTAAATAGCGGCGGAACCGCGACGAGCTATAGCATCGGGCCGCTGACAACGGCGAATGCAAACGATGTCATCCTCTTAAGGATTTACGTTCTCGACAACACGAATGTCGGGTTTCCGACCGTCAGCAGTATCACCGGAACCGGACTGACCTGGACGAAGCGGTATACAACCGGGCCGCTCCCCGTCGACGGGACTGCGGCGTATTATTCCATCGAGGAATGGTATGCCATCGCCGCTTCGCCGCTCTCGGCAGTCACCGGGACAATCAATCTAAGTGGTACGCCGACGGAATCCCAGGCGGAGTTCTTCGGGGTCTCCGGTGCGGACACGTCGGCGCCATTCGATCCGAATTCCTCGCTGCCGGCTGTCGGGCATACAAGTTTTTCCGCGACACCGAATGCGACAGGGATCTCGACGACAAATCCTTCGACGATCATTCTGGCATCGGTGAATGCCGGGATTTTCTCGGTGTCGCCGCAGGCCGGCTACACGCTGCTCAGCGGCGGCAGCACGACGGAGTTCGGCACCGAATATCTATCGACGACATCAAAGCTCTCCGGTGCCTCCGTCGGATTTTCCGGAACGGCGGGCCAGGGTTATGTGCTGCTAGTCGATGCCATCCAGGCCTATCCCGAAGTCGTAAGCGACAGCACGTTCACCGGAAGCGGCTCGAGCTCCGGTCAGGGTGCTTCCGAAGCCCTGCATCATGTCGCCTTCGACGGCTCCGGCTCGTCGAGCGGTGTCGCGCATTGGGAATCGACATGGGCGGAATCCTTCGGTGGCTCCGGGGTCGCCGCCGGCGAATTCGTGGTCCCGATCATCGCCGATCGCACCTTTACCGGCTCCGGCGTCGCCGGCGGATCGTTCTCGCCGACGAATTGGGTCTACAGTTCGTTTCAGGGTTCAGGCTCAAGCAGCGGTTCGGCGTCGGGCTTCGTCGTCAACCCGCCGCCGCCGCCGCCGAAGCCGCAAGCGGTCCAGATCATCACGCCGGCCTATCTCTATGTGCAGTACCAGGATGATCCCGATCTCCAGGCTTTCGTCGGTGCCTACAACACGCTGGCGCAGCAATATCTCGACTGGTTCAACGATATCGAACTGCCGATCTACACCGGTCTCTCCGGCGATGTCCTCGATTGGGTCGGCGCCGGGATGTACGACTATCCGCGGCCGACGCTGGCCTATGGCAGCGTCAAGCAGATCGGTCCGATCAACACCGTCGCGCTGGCGAAGCTGCCGATCAACGTCCGGAAGCTCATCGGCGAGTCGTCGGAATCCTTCGTCACGACGGATGACATCTACCAGCGCTGCCTGACCTGGCATTACTTCAAGGACGACGGGAAGCGGTTCTGCATCCCGTGGCTGAAACGCCGGGTGAAGCGCTTTCTCATCGGCGTCAACGGGACGGCGCCCCCGATCGACAACACGCACGATATCTCGATCACGGTTTCCGCCGGCGCCTACACCATCACGATCGCGCCCTCGACGATTGCATCGGTTCTGCAAGCGGCGCTGGCGAGCGGCGCGCTGGAAACACCGTTTCAGTATTCGTTTACGGTCGCGTTTTCTTGAGGTCTTCGACGCTTGTTGTATTCGAGAAGTCCAGCACGGATTTTCGCTTTCCACTCGGCAGAAATAACGCGGTTCTTCCTATTGCGTCGCATTTTCTTAATCGTCTTTTCGCGCAGGATCGGATCGAGCGACCATGCAGGAGGTTTGCCCCTATGCGACGTTCTCATTTTGGCACGCGTCGCTTCGGTATGCTTCTTGCCGGTGTTGATGTCGCGCAGATGTTGCCGAAGAGCGGAATTTTTCATCCGCGAAATAGCTTTTGCCCGCATTTTCTTCCGACTCTCGTCCCTGACAGACCAACCGGAATTTCCTTCACCGCCGTCTGTTCGATTGACAAGCGGGCCATTCGGCAGTCGACCGATCGCGGCGATGAAAGCGACTTCGATGGCTATGGCCTCGGCATTGGTAAGACCGTTTCTGATTTTGACACAAGGAAGTCTGCCCCCGGCCTTGAGGATGATATTGGCAAGATGGCGGTTCGCCATTGTTTTCAAAGAGCTTGGCCGGAAATGCTGGTTCATCCGTTTGCCTCGGCCCTTGCCGATGTAGCAGACGTGCCCGTTCGGGCGAAACAATGCGTAGACGTAATAGGAGTTCGGCGACATGGGAAATCCAGCGAGGTCGACAGACTAACATGAGCTATCTGCTCTACGCCAATCAGGCCGAATCGACACTCGCCGGTGCGATCTCGCCGAGCTCTACGGTCGCAAATCTCGCCGCCGGCACAGGTGCGCTGTTTCCGAGTCCGAATCCTGCCGTCGGCTCTTCGTTCTATCTGACGTTCAACGATGCAGCGACCGGCCTTCTGACCGAAATCGTTCTCGTCACCGCGCGCAGCACCGACCAGATCACGATCGAGCGCGGCCAGCAGGGAACGACGGCGCAAAGCTGGAATGTCAACGATCTCGCCAACCAGCTTCCGACCGCGGCAGATCTTCAGGGGTTCATGCAGGCGCAGGACCTGCAACAGCAGGCCGTCAATTACGCGCCGGATACCGGTTCCGGCAACACCGTCGTCATCGCGCTTGATCCGGTCCCCGTCGCCATCACCGCTGGCTTCGTCATCCGGGTCAAGAAGTCCGGCTCAGCCAACACCGCCGGCGTCGTCATCGACATCACCGATGTCGGCAGCTTCCCTCTGGTTCTGCCCGGCGGCGGTGCCGTCAACAACGGCCAACTCGTCGCCAACGGTATCTTCACCGCTGTCGCCGACGGTGCCGGCAACTTCGTCTTGCAGAGCGGCGGCGTCAGTGGTCTCGGTACCGCGGCATTCAAAGCGGCCTCGAGCACGACGGCGCCGAACCTGGCCTCGATCGTCGGCAGCGTCGCCGTCGGCGATTTTGCCGTGTTTGCCGATCCCAACGGCTCGATCAAGGACGGCGGCGCGCCGGGCCAGGCGGCGTTCAAGAACGTCACCAACAACGCTCTGCCGAAAGTCCCATCTCTCGCCAGCGGTGCCTACACCGTCGGCGACATGGCGGTCTTCACCGATCCGAACGGCACGATCGGCGACGGCGGACCGCCGCCAGTCGCGGCGACGCAGGCGCAGATGATCGCCGCGGCGCTGGCGACAGGGGTGTTTGCCACGCCGGCGCTGATGCCGTTCTCGCCTTTCGTGCCGAAGGGCATCATCAATTTCTACTGGAACGGCAGCGCGATCGTTGTGCTGGGCTCCGTCAACATGGCCGGAGCCGGTGTCCGGATGTCGACCGGCAAGTACCAGTTCTCGGTGAACTACAGCATCACGTCATTTATGGGCTGCGTCGGCACCGCCGAGTTCAACAACAGCGACGACAATTCGCAACTCGATATCGGCTGCGACCGCAGCAGCAGCAACACCATCATCGTGAATTTCTCGCTGCCAAGCGAAGGCTCGACGGCGACGCCTTACGATCCGGACTACAACTGCATCCTGGTCTTCTTCGGAGTCTGAGCGATGTTCCTGTTTTCCAACAACGCCTCGACGACGCTGGCGGCGCCGCTGACATCGACAGCGACCTCGATGACGGTCGCCACCGGGACCGGAGCGAATTTTCCAAACCCGACCGATGGCAACATCTTCGCGCTGACGCTCGTCGACGCGGCGACCGGGACGATTCGCGAAGTCGTTTATGTCACCGCGGCGTCGGTCGACACCTTCACGATCGAGCGCGGGCAGGAAGGCACCACGGCGCAGAACTGGAACACCGGGGATTACGCGCAGAACCTTTTGACCGGCGGAACGGCGGCGAACTTCCTCCAGCCGGACAAGATCCAGGCCGAAACCAACCCGATCTATCCGCCGCTGCTCGCCACGGGTGACGCACAGAGTCTCTGCGGGCTTTGGGTCACCGTAGGCGCGCCGAGCAACGCCGATGGCAACAATGGCGATTTCGCCTTCCGCCAGGACGGCGTCGTCGCCGGCAACTTCATCTATAAGAAAATCTCCGGCGCCTGGACGCCGATTCTCTAAAGGAGCTCCGACATGGCCGGATTCGGCGTCGCCTCGAACGGCGGCTTTCAGACCTATCCAAATCTCGATGCTCCGGCGACGATCGGGGCCAGCGACACCTGGTCATCGGCGCCGATTCCGCTCGCCGGTTTCAACGCCTTCGCCTTCGGCGCCGAGCTCAGCCAGACCGGTACGATCACGATTCAGCGCTACATCGACCGTGCCGCAACGCTGCCGATCGGCGCCGCGATCACGCAAGCGCTCGTCGCCGACACCTTCGCGTCGAAGAACACCAACGACGGCATCTGCGCCGGCTCGCTGATCATGTCGATCGAGAACACCGGCGGCGTCACGGCGGATCTCAGTGACGCCATTCTTTTGCTGTGCTGGTTCGGGTGATTAATATGGCGGACCTGAGAACGCGCTAACGTTCTTAGGTCCTCAGCCAAGTTCGAACTCTGTGGAAGCTCGAAAATGACCATCTCCCGTATATGTTCCGTGCCGAGTTGCGGCAATAAGCATTGGGCGAAAGGGTTCTGCGATAGGCACTACCGGCGTTTCGTCGACCATGGCGACCCGCTCGGCGGCAGGATCGAAAATGGCGCACAGCGCAGATATTTCGAAACCGTTGTGTTGGCTTATACAGACCGGAATCTGTGTCTCTTCTGGCCTTTCAAAACGGTTCGCAAAAGTGGTGCCTGCCTTTGGGTCGACGGTAAATTCCATCAGGTTTCGCGGTTGATCTGTGAACGCCTATATGGACCCGCGCCGACCGAGCGTCATCAGGCAGCTCATTCCTGCGGAAAGGGGCATCTGGCTTGCGTGACCCCGTTCCATCTGCGCTGGGCCACACCAGAAGAAAACGCCGCTGATAAAATTCTTCATGCGACCGTCGCGTGGGGAGAGCGACACGGCGCCTCGCGGCTGACCGTGTCGCAGGCCGTCGAGATTAAGAGATTAGCGGCGGCAAATGAAAGCTATGCCAGCATAGGGCGAAAATTCGGCGTCGACGCCCGGACCGTCAGTCAGATCGTGAGGGCGAAGCGTTGGAAGCAGCTAGACCTAACTGGCAATGGATTTGCTCCCTTGAAGGCGGCGATGTCCTGACCGGATATGTTCCCTATGCCGGGAACTCGAATTCCGGGGTGACCATCGGGGCCGGCGTCGATCTGGGCCAGATCGGCCCCGCAGACATCCGGGGCCTTCCCGGGGACCTCCAGGCGCTGGTCCAGCCCTATCTCGGCTTGAAAAAGCTGGCGGCTGTGGAAGCGCTCAAAAAACGGCCGCTGAGGCTGACCGAGGATCAGGCGCTGGCTCTGGACGCCTTGGGGCGGGCCGCGGTTTTGGGGCCGCTGAGGCGCCGCTATGACGCCTTTGCCGGCCCGGGCTCGTTTGCCGGTCTACCGGAACCCGCCATGACCGTCCTGGCCTCTGTCGCCTACCAGTACGGCGGCGGGCTGGCCGATCGCTGCCCGGTCTTCTGGCGGCTCATGGTCCGCCGGGACTGGCCCGGGGCTGTCGCTGAGCTCGAGCATTTCGGCGACCCTTATCCGACTCGCCGCAAGGCCGAAGCGGCCTACCTGTCGAAACTTCTGCCGGCATCCTAGACGCGGGCCGTTCATCATCGTGTGGGGCCTTCTGCCGTACCCGTGAGGGCGTGCGGGGGGAGCGCGGCGATGGACGGCTCCCGCCTGGGATGACAGTCATCGCCGGGAAAACCTCACGGAGAAAAACATCATGGACAACATCGATTTTCCGATGCCGACAAACATCAACTGGGCGGCCGTCGTCGCGGCCTTCGCGACGGTGTTCGCATACTTCACGCCGATGCTGCCGGACAACGTCCGCTCGGCGATCCTGACGCTGATCATGGCGGTATTCGTCATCGCCGTCGTGTTGCTGCACAGCCTGGTCAACCATCCGGCGAATGTCGCGAAGGTGAAGGCGCTCCTCGCCGACGCGGCGCAGAGCGGCCGTCGCAGCGCCGGCATGATGCTGGCATTGCTGTTTCCGTTCTTTGCGGTCGCAGTTCTCGCCGGCGCGCTGTCGGCGTGTGCCAGCAACGGCGCCGGCGGGATCACGGGCTCGCCGTCGCTGCAACAGAGCGTGGCGAAGATCGCCAACTTTGCCGTCGCAGATCTCGAGAACGCCGATGCCATTGCGATCGCAAACAAGGACACGATGGCCTCGAACTGCTTCGAAGGCCTCGAGACCTTCGTGAAACAGCAGCAGGCCATCGCCAGCGGATTGACGACAAATCCGGTGTCCGGTGCCTTTTCCGCTTTCGAGCAGGGTCGCGTCTCGCTTCAGGACAGCACGAACCTGATCTCGCAGAGCCAGGTTCAGGCACTGGAACAGGCCTGCGGGCCGCTTCAGGTCGACGTGCAGAATCAGCCTGCCCTCTTCCTGGCGAACCTTGCCGCGTTCGGCGTCAAACCGTAACGGAGCGCCGGCAATGAACGACCTCGACATCGCCAAAATCTGCTTCAAGCTCTACGACGACAATCCGCTCGATGCGGATTGGGATAATCTCTGGCCGCATGACGGCGGCTTCGCCGCACGCAAGCGGGTTGGCGATGTCGATGTCGTCATCTGGCGCGGATCGACAACGGCGCTGGACTGGATCGACGATCTCGATTTTGAGCCCGTCGACTATCCGGTGTTCGGAAAGGTCCACGCCGGGTTTCTGAAGGGCGTCAGCGCCGTTTGGGACCAGGTCGACGCGACCTTGGGCGCAAAAGTCATAATCAGCGGTCATAGTCTCGGTGCGGCGCATGCACTGCTTCATGCGGCACGTCACGAAGTAAGATCGAAGCGGCCGCAACGCGTCGTCGTAATGGGTTCGCCTCGCCCCGGCTTTCAGAAGCTCGCTGATCTTCTCGGCCCGGTGTCAATCGCGTCGTACAAGAACGGCGACGATCCGGTAACGATGGTGCCGCCGACACTGCCGAGTTGGCCATATGTGCCGCCGCGCGATTTCATTCCGCTTGATGTAGCGCCGGAACTCGGAGACTCTTGGGGGGTCTTTGCGAGGCACCGATGGACACTCTATCTCCAAGGAATCGAGGCATATATCAAGGACGCGCGCTGACCGATCTGGAAGCAGCTTGGCTCGCCGGCCTGCTTGAAGGTGAAGGAAGCTTTGTCTGGCGACCACACCGAAACTGCGTCGGTATCTCGATCGCAATTAGTATCGAAATGACAGACGAAGATGTGATCCGTCGAGCAGCACTGCTGATGGAAAATTGTCGAGTGAGCGGTCAGCCGATAAGAAAAAATGGACTCGGAACGAAGCCATTTTTGCGCGCTCAAGTTGGCGGCTATGCGGCTGCTCGGATAATGCGGCAGGTATTGCCCTATATGGGCGCGCGAAGATCAGAAAAAATAAAGGACTGTCTCCGTCGCTGGGACGAGAGGCCGAACAAAAGGCGCGAGGCACATCTGCCGGCCGAATGTCACCCTGAGCGAAAGCATTACTCGCTTGGGCTCTGTAAGCGCTGCCACTATGCGAAGTACGGCTACAGCAAAAATATCGGAATGAATCCGAGATTAACGAAACGGCTTGCCGGGATGCAATTCATCCCGGCGCCGGATTGCGACGCTCTTCTGTGTCTAGAACCGACGTGATGTAAAATCTGAAAAAGGGGGAATGACGATGTTTCACGATCCTGCCCGTTGCAGACTCGGAAAAGCGAAACCACGGCACGACAGCCGAACGCTGAAGCTGGCGAAATATCTGAAGCCGGAAGCGCTGCCGCCGCTGCCGGCGATGGTGGATTACACTGCCGCGGTCAAGAACAACTGGCCGATGATGCTGAACGACAGCTTGGGCGATTGCACGATCGCCGCGGTCGGGCACTGCATCGAGCTCTGGACCGCGGATGCCGGAACGGAGTTCATCGCGCCAGATCCACAGATCCTCGCCGCCTACGAAACTCTTGGCGGCTATGTCCCCGGTGACGCCTCAACCGACAACGGCTGCGTCGAGCTCGACGTTCTGAACTATTGGCGACAGACCGGAATCGCCGGCCACAAAATCAACGCCTACGCCTCGATCGATTTCACGAACCAGACCGACGTTAAGGCGACGCTGATGTTGTTCGGCGCCGCCTACATCGGTGTCGCTCTGCCGCTGTCGGCGCAGTCGCAGGATGTCTGGGATGTGCCACCGGGATTTTCGCCGGGCTTCACGCTCACCGGCGAATGGGAACCGGACTCCTGGGGCGGTCATGCCGTGCCGCTCGTCGCCTATGATGCCAACGGGCTGACCTGCATCACGTGGGGAGCGCCGAAGCGGCTGACATGGGCGTGGCTCGCCGCATACGCCGATGAAGCCTACGCCGTGTTGTCGCCGGACTGGATCAGGACATCCGGCACTGCACCAAGCGGCTTCGATCTCGCACAACTGCAATCCGACCTGGCAGCGGTCACGGCATAAAGGTTTTGCGTCATGGACAAGATGTCTGTCGGCGGTGCCGAATGGGGGATGTTCGGCGTCGCGATTGCCTTCCTGTTTCAGGGAAGGATCACCTGGCTTAGCGGTTTGTCGATCGTGCTCTGCGGTTCCGCGCTGTCGATCCTTCTGCCGGTGCCGCTGGTACAGTGGTTGCATTGGGACAACGAGTGGATCGGTGCGTTCGGATTTTTCTTCGGGCTGACCGGCATGGGTCTTTGCGGCGGCGCCATCGCCGGCGTGAACGCTATAAGGCAAGACCCCATCGGTGTGCTGAAACGTTTAAGAGGCATCAGTAAAGGAGAGCAGTAATGTTCCTGCGTCTCGACGCCATCCTTCTTTTGATCGGTACATTCTTCGTGGTTGCAGTGTTTTTGCGCGATTATGCCGATCATCCGATATGGATGAGAGTGACGGTTGCAATCTGGCTGTATTGCTCGCTCGTGCTGGCTGTAAGCCATCTTGCAGAATTTCCGATTGCGATCGGGGGCGCCAGATGGTGCATCCTCGGAATGCACGCCTGCGTTCTCGTCGTCGGTGTCATGTTCTTTTTGAGACCCTATCTCGCCCGCGGCCGACAGCGACGGCAATTGACAGAACTGCGGGGTCATCGATAAATCGGGCTTCGAATCGCTTCGCCGATTCGCGGGACATCAGAGTACGCTTCAGACTTCAGCCCCGGCTCCGGCCGGGGCTTTTTTCTTGTCCGCGCCGGCGCTATGGTCCCGCCGCTCGCAAATCAGTGATCGTGAGGACGGATCGAGCCGGACCCGGGGGCGGTACCCGGCGTCTCCACCAGTTTCGGTTGGCACCGAAACGCCCATCGCGAGTCCGCTCGGGGGACCGACGGTCGCGCCGCTTGCGGCAGAATTGCCCCAGTAACCAGTCTGGCCGGTGGGCGATAAGGGGACGAAACAGGATCGACGGGCGGGAAGGCCTCACAGGAGACCCGCGGGCAACATAGATGCGAACGACAATACGTTCGCTGGAGCGGACCGCGTAGCGGCCTGAGCTCCGGGGGCCCCTTAAGGGGCCCTGGCAACAGAAGGAGAGGGCCCGGGCGCCATAGCTCCGGGCCCTTTTTCTATGGCAGGGTGCGAGTCGAAACAGAGGAGTCGTTTTCATGACAAACACGACAACGGTCCTGGTGGCTGAAAGACGAAGAAAGCTGATGCTCCTGCAGTTCTGATGTAGGGCATCCTATGGTGAAGGCAGACGGCGAAAGCCGGTGCTCTAGAGACCCCCGGAGAAATCCGGGGGTCTTTTTGTTTAGGCAGCGCGGTGGATCAGCGACGCCGGAAGACTCGCGGCGTAGCCGCCGGTCAATGCCCTGGTGAGCACAGCGGCGCGGCCGCGGATGTCGCCGACCTCCACCATTGCCGATTCCTGCGCTTCGAAGCGCCGGGCGTGCGCCTGATGTTCGCGCTGCCTGGCGATCTCGAGCAGATTGGAAACCACGATGTAGGCGTTCATGACACTCGGCTTTCCGACTTCTTCGGCGGAACGATGTGAAGCGATATTTCGTCGCGCCGTATGACAACGGTGTTTTTGCCGATCACGTCCTTATTGTCAAACGTCGCCGGCGTGGCCCGCATGATGCAGCGGGCGGATTCCGCCCGGATGACGAAGAAAAGGGCCGACGGAATGGCGCCGACGAAGATTTCAACATCGGCGGCGTTGCAGAGATTGCCGTCGTCATCGATGTAGAAGCCGGCCTTCTTCGTCCCAAGCACGGCGCCCTCCGGATCGATGACATCGACATAGAGCTCCGATGGCGGCGCCGGCAGCAGCTTTTCGAATGCGACCTTAATCGTGCTGCCGGCCTTAAGCCCCTTCTGGAATGCGAGCCGCCATTGGAGCTCGAGAACGATCGCCCCGGCGATTGCGCCGGCGGTGCTGACAAGAAGGGCTTCGAACGGGTTCATCGCGCGGTCTCGAACAGCGGCATCAGTTCCCGCGGATGGTACGCCGGCAGCATCCGCCAGCCGTCGGCCTCGACAGAGAAGATTTCAACCTGCAAGTGATCGAACACCCGGATCGCGCTCGGCGTGGCCTCTATCCGGCAAGGCCTGTCGCCGATCCGGCCGGCAAACGTGTCGGACTGGCTGTTGCCGCGCTCCGCCACGCTGTTCGACCAGTCCAGTGCAGCCTCGATGAGAGGATCGACTTCCGCGGCCCAGCATGTGCTGCACAGATCCGGCTTGATCCAGTAGCAGCCCTCCGGGCAGGCACGGCGATCGGTGCAGCCGCAGCCGACGCAGCGGCGGACCTCGACGACATCGTTTTCGTCAAACATCGCTTTTTCTCCTTAGAGGACGTTCAGGTTTACGAGGCTCTCTGGCCGCACTAGCACGCGGAAACGAAATTGCCATAGCATCCAATCGACGATGTGAGCGGTGTACTGCGGCCTCTGTGGCTCAAACTTATCAATCACACGATGCTCCTTTCAGATCTCAAGTTTAAGCTGTTCGCCGGCGCCATCGGGAATCGGATGGTCCGGGCAGGAATCGCTGTCGGTGCCGAACCTGACAGCGCAAGCCGTGCAGAGCGGCTTGTCACAGGTTTTCGGTGGCACATGCCCGACGCGTGGTTCGACGACAAAATCGCAGAGCCGTGTCGCCTTTGCCGAACAGAACGCGCATGTCAGCGCGTTCTGCCGGCGCGAGCCGCAGATGATCATGGCCGATCCGCCGGGTCCCTTGACGATCTGGCATTTCATAGGATGGCTCCGTAATGGGCTTCGCTATGCGCTGCACAGCAGAAATGCGTCCAGTATTTCCCGCGCTTCATACAGATCCATCCGGCCTTCTCCGGCACATCGGCGGCGAGCCAGATATCGGTCTGGTCGGTGTCGATCGTCGTCTCGCAGCCGGTGAGATTGCAGCGGAAGGACACCCTGCCGTTGTCGCGGCGGAAGATCATGCGCCACCTTCAGGGAACAGCCACGCCGGAACCGATACCAAGCCGCCCTTGTGGGTCTCGAGCAGCCCGACGCTTGCCGCCTTGCTGATGTAGACGCCAAGCGTGCTGGCGGTGAGGCTGAGATTCATCCTTTCGGCGAGCCACGCCTTGTCGACCGCGATCGGATGCCGACTGTAGACGAGCTCGAACACCTTTTGCGGCTGGCTGTCCAGGATGTCCCTGGCGACGCGATAAAGGCCTTCATTCGTCGTCGCGAACGGCGGATTGGCAAGCGCCAAGCCCGCCGGCGTCAGCTTCACCATTGGCGATTCGACTTCGATGTAGCCGAGCTCTTTCAGCTTCGAAAGATAGACGCCGAATGTCGAAGCCTTCGTCGACAGACCGCAGGCAATGCAGGCGCGCTTCTTCTCGACAGGCTCGATCCCCATGTTGCGCCACCATGCGATTGCATCGAGCACGCGGCGCATAGCCTTCGGCAGATCGCTAGGCGGTTCAACGGTCCGGATGACGGCATCAGGCGCTTTGCCGGCCGATTCCGGCGGCTTTACCATCGGCGGCGCGTTCAGCGTTGGCTCGAGGCCGGAGCTCGCTTTGGCAAGATCGCTCGCCGCGGTCGCCAGCGCACCGTCGAATTGCGCCATGTTCTTGCCGAACAGATCCACCAATTCGCGGTAGATGCGGACACGCGCCTCCGCATCGCCGGCGATCTTGCCTTTCTCAAAGCCTTCCCGGAACCCCTTCCATGTCGCGGCCGTAAGATCAGCGGTCGAGACCGCCGGAACCAGCGGCGCCAGCGAGACCGGATTCCGCAGCTTTTGCTCGAGCTCGGCAATCCGCTTCTTCAGGAACACCGGATCATTGGCTTCGGCTTGCTTGATCGCATCGCCGATGATGGCCCTGAGTTCATCGGCATCGACCGGCGCCGTGGCGACATCGAAGTCACCGCTGTCCTTGTCCGGGGTTGCGGTGTTGTCAAACGTCGCGATCTTCGGGAAGTGGACCTTCTCAAAATAACCGGCCTTTGCTGAACACACCCAGGCGTGGCCGCTTTGCAGAAAGGCAAGATCACCCTCGATCTTCTGATAGAGCTCCTTGTCGGCGACGTTGGCCTTAAGCCAGTCTTTCACCGGTTTCTGATCGGCCGGCAGTTGCAGACAGTGCGCAATCATCGTCCCGCAGCTACCCAGCAGCGCGTTGTGGACGGCCTGGGTCCGCTGCGACGCGATGAGAAGCCGGATGCCTTTCGTCCGGCTCGCCGTGGCGAGCTTCTTCGCCCAATACACCGCCATGTTCTCTTTGTCGGCGCCGACACGTTCTTTCGGCGCGAGTTCATGGGCTTCCTCGATGACGAGATAGACTACACCCTTGACGTTCCTGAACAGCGCCTTGGCGAAGTCGACAAAGAAGGCCTGCGGCTCGCCCATGTCGAAATCCTGCATGTCGATGATCGACAGCGGCAACTTGCCCCGGGCGACGAGCTCGCCGATCGGCTTGCCGGCACCGGCGTGCAGCGGCACATGCCCGCGCGGACCGCCAAGGATTTTGAATGGCAGACCGGGCCGCTTGCCGCTGGCGGAAGATGTCAGGCCCCACCAGTCCGACTTGACGGTATCGAGGATGCAGACGCGGTAGCCCTCGCCGACAAGGTGCTCGACAATGCTTTTGCTGTCGTAGGTCTTTCCGGACTCGGTCTGTCCCAGCACCGCGATGTGACGGGCTAGAACGGCGTCAGGGATTGGGAAGCTGGTCATCGCGGTCTCTTTCCATTCGCGATATCGATCGCGATATGCCACGCCGGCACGAAAGCGTCATAGGTGGTTTTCAAAAGGGCGGCCGTGGCGACATCGCGCTTGACGCCGTCGTGTTGAGCCAGCAGGCAAAACGCCGAGACATACATCAATCGCAGAACGGCGGCGCCGTCTTCCGGGGTCCCGCCGGCGTCAGTGACTTCGTGTCGGAGGAACAGAGTCAGCGTGCCGACGATCCTGGCGGTGTCATGGGGTGAAAGCGCCATCGTCAGGCCGGTAGAAGATTTGCGCGAAACCAGCCCGCCCTTTTGGCGAGGTCGACAACGGCTTCTGCGCTGTCTTCCATCGCCTGCTTCTGGAGAAGCGGCAGTCCGGTGTTGACACTTTCCTCGACTTCCTCGCGCGTCGCCGTCCGTCCGCGCGCCCACCACGCGATATGACTTGGATCGCCTAGCTTGATCAGCCTGCCGCCGGCGACAGGGAACGTTTTGTAGGTCTCCGTCGTCCAAAGGCATGTCACGCCGGGATTGCGGGGAATGTGAATGCCCGCTGGATCACTCGATCCTTCCGGCATCGGCCGCGGGCTGCGACGCATGTCGGGGTTGGAAAGGAATGGGCAGGCTTTGACCGCGAACTCGGCACAATCAAGATGGCTTGGCGGTTCCGATGTTGTCCGCGTGATGGCGCACATCGGTCCGATGCAGAAAACCTTGTGTCGGCCGAGCCGGTCGCCACAGAGCCAGCATGTGTCGCGCAGGATGGCGAGCGCGATCCCATCCGGCCGGATGACGCGGAAGTCCCAGCCGGCGTCAGTTTTCCCGACAAACCACGGCACCGGATAACCGCGATCGTCGATCGGCCGGCTCCGCATCCGCACCGGCAGTTCAGGAAATCCGGGTTTGAGATAAGTCATGTTTTCCTCCTCAGTGCCAGCGGGACCAGAACCGCGATGGCATCGGTGATCTTGCGGGCGTTCGATTGCTGCCACATCGCGCCGGCGCAATCTTTCGGCGCACAATAGGCGACATCGGTCCAGGGCGCGTCCTTAAGTGCGACGCCTTTGGCTGTAACCGGACGCAGCCGGACCTGAAGAACGGCGTCCGTCGCACGGTGTGGCGCATCGAGCGGCGTCGCGCCGTGCATCACCATAAGCTGGGTGAGGATGGCAAAAGCTGTTGCTGTCGGTGTCATGATGTCTGCTCCTTCTGTTTGTCCTGAAGTTTTTTCATCGCGCTGTCGTAGCGGTCTAGGCACGCCGCGGAGTGGCGTTTGCAGATGCGGATGATTTCCGCCTCGCCGCGATGGCTGTCGGCACTGAAAAGACTGTGCTCGCATAGAGCGATGATCGCATAGAACATATTCAAGTCCTTGAGCGCTTCTGCCGCGGCCTTCGCGGCGTCAATCGTGCCGCTGGCACTACCGGCTTTCGTCGACGATTTCCTCGAACTCGACATCGTCTTGATCCTCTTCGCCGTGCAGGATTTTGTGAAGTGCCGCCTCGAGTTCTTCGCCGTCAAGACCCTGCCGCTGCAACAAGAGGCGGTTGACGGTGTAGTGGACATCTTCATCGAAGTCCCGATCGGCGACCCAGCGCAGAAAAGAGCTTTCGATGTTGACCCATTTCTCGCCGCGATAGCTGCCGATATGGCATGTCCGCTGCAACGCTGGCTCCGAACTCCATTTTACCAGATCCTCAACCGATGCGAGCGAGAGCATGTCGCGGACGTGAAACGCCGTCACATAGGCGTCGGGTTCGGCGCGATGTGCCGGCAGACCTTTCTCCCGGATCAGGCCTTGGGGCTTGTTGTAGTAGCGTAGCCCCTGGTTCGAATGGGACGGCGCATCGGGGTAGAGCCTGAGGCCGCATTTGTAGGTGCAGATCCAGGGCAAGCCGCCGGTCATGTCCGGCGTGATGAAGCGCTGTTCGAACTTCGCCGAATGCGCCGCCAGCACCGTCGGCTCGCGGACCTTCAGCAGGTTGCCGAGCTCGAGCGCGAACGGCCGGGCACCGACGACATCGGAATCGATGATGTGATGATGCATCGAGGATTCCGGCGGGATCGGCATCCCGGGATCGATGAAGTGCGCGCCGGATTCCCCGATGGTGTAATCGATTATTTCCGGACCGGTGCTGAGGGGAGATTTGTAGACCTTGAATTGCAGCACTTCACACCAGCCGAGCTCGACGACGCCACCATCGGCGGGGCCTTCGCCGATGGTTTCCAGATCGATGACAAGGATCTTCATGCCGCCTTCCTCCGCGCCGGCGCCTTTTTCTTCGCCGGGCCTTTCTTGCCTTTGGCCTTCTCAAGCGTGCCTTCAGCCGCCAGTCTGGTCCCATCCTTCGCTTTCGCAACGGTGTAGCGTTTCGTCCGCATCGCCGGCGGCAGATAGGTCGACGGCAGATTGGCGAGCGCGAACTTCCAGATGTCAGGCTTCGATTTTGCGGCGAGCTTCGTCACCGTTTCCTTGCCGAAGCACTCCTCTACCGCCTTCAGCACAACCAGTTTCGGCGCGTTGGAGAAATAGTCCTTGCGGTCGAAGGCCTTCACAAGTTCCGACGCGATCGTGATCTCGAGCGTGGCATTGCGGATGTCCGGCAAGGCCTTCGTAACAGGGTCCGGAGTGAAACCGGCACGATCCGGAAAGATGATCCTCGCAACGGTTTCCGCAAGGACCGCCATTAGCGGATTGTTGGTGGCATTGTGTGTCGCGATCATCGTCAGCGCCTTCTTCGTCGCCACCGCGTTCCAGCGGTCGATGCGGCGCATCAGGGCGTTCGATATCTTATTCGGATTTGCCCTCTTTGCCTCAGTCCGCTTCTCGCCGGCGACCTTGGCTTTCGTCTTCGACACGCCGACAGTGATATCGAGCTTCCCGTTCTTGATCGCGACGACACAGCCGGTTTTGGCCTTGTCGGCTTTTTTGCCGATGATCTGCATGTCGTGATGCCAGTACATTGGGAGCTCGAAATCGAACGCCACCCAGGACCAGCCTTCTTCCTTAAGCTTCGCGATAAACGCTTCGGCCTTGTCCTTCGCGCATTTGACCAGAAGCTCGTAATTGCCGACGACGGACCTCGTCTCGTTCTCGACGAAAAAAAGGTCATGGACGATGACGCCGCCGGCGGCGAGATATTCGGGCTCTCCGACATAGGCCAGAAGATCGGCGACACGCTCCGCATCGACATTGCCGGTGATCTCGCGGCGGACCACCCAATCGGAATGTATCTGGTGCGATTTCTTAAGCCGGTTGTAGACCTGTTCCTGAAGCTTCAGATCCGGCTGGAGCGTGAAGGCCCTAGCGACATCCGATCTCAGCTTGCCGGCTTTCCAGTCCTTGCGGATGACATCGCAGAGGTTGCCGAGTGCCAGCGCCCGCTTGACGACTTTGATATCGACACCGAAGCGTTCCGCGATCTTCTCCGGCGGAAGGTTCAGCGCGGCGAAGGCTTCGTAGCGGTCGACTTCATGCATTGGCACCCGCTGGATATTGGCGGCAAGCGCCTTGGTCTTGATGTCCTCGACGGATGTGCCGTCGATCAGCCAGAGATTGCTTTCGTGAATCGTTTCGAGCTTCAGCTTCTTAAGCGCGGCGAGCCGGCGGTTGCCGTCGGCGATGTAGAAATCGCCGTTATGCTCGACACCGACCAGCGGCTGAAGCAGACCTTCGGCTTTGATCGACGCGGTGAGCTCGGGAAGATCGGCGTCGCGATCGACGGAACGGATGTTGATGCAGCCCGGCGGGTAGTCCTGGCCGAACTTCAGTTTCGAAACAGCGATGTCAGTCATGGTTTGCCTTTCTTTTTGAGTTTCACGGTGATGTCGATACGGAAATGCCGGCGAAGAATCCGAATACAATAGCAAGCAGGAACATGCCGGATTGCCAGGCCGGCGGAAATCGCGGGTTGATCGACTAGATGCCCCACAAGATGCAGTACAGCGACAGCGTTACGACTCCGGTGTTCACGGCTTTCTCTCTTCTGTTCTGTCCGTCGGGCGCCAGCCGCCGGGGATGTGATGCTTGTCGCGGTACTGACGCGCCTGTTCTGTCGACCAGTCCGACGGCCACAGCACATTGCCGTCGGTGCCGACAAGGGGCTGCGACCCCTTTTCCAGCAAGAAGAAATCGTTGCCGCAAACAACCGTGCGCCCTGGCGCCGGTTGCGGCAGCACGCGCGAAACTATCGCGAAGACCGACACGACAAGACCGAAAACGACGACGGCGCCAGCCACGATTTTGTATGTCATGGCTCCCCCTCTATTCGGCGTCTGGAACGCGGCGCCACTCGATTTCTTCGGTGTAGGACGGCGGGACATGATGCACGAAGGCCTGTTCCAGCACGCCGCCGTTCCAGCGCAGCGCCGTCGTCGGGGTTTCCAGCCGCGGTTCCGGCGGGACTTTTATATGTATCGTGATGGTTCTTGCCTTCTTGCGCTCTTCCATGATGCGACGGAGCTCGGCGCGGACCTGACCAACGGTCCAGTCGTCTGGCGTTTCCCAGAGCAGCTTGACCGCCTCGATCGGCATGTCGGTGCCGAACACCGTGCGCATTTCTTCTGCGGTGATCTTGTCCGGCGCCGGCGGCGTCTCGACGGAAAGCGCCGGCTGGTTCCATTTGAGCGGTTCCGGACAGCCAACAGGTCCGTTGCAGCTTTCGTCGTTGGTCCAGTTGCCGTCATCGAGCGCTTTCCAGTCGATCGCGTAATGCTCGCAAATCGCGGCGAGTTGCGGCTTGCCGTAGAAACGATAGTCGTCGAACAGATGTGTCGCGGCGTCATCTTCTCCGAGCAGCCACAGCCAGGCCTTCATGTGATAGAGCGATCGCACCGCGGAAAGACCGCGACAATTGTTGGCTTTGTCCCAGGCGAATGCCATGTACTCCCTGAGCTCGCCGATGACGGTTTCGTCATCGCATGGTTTTGGATCGCCGAATTTTTCCGCCGTCGCTTCGACCGTGAGGAATTCATTGGCGACATCGAAGGGCAAGCGCATGATAAGTTCGCCGAGATAGGTGCCGAAAGGATCTTCTCTGACACGAATCGATCGCCGGGCTTCGGCGAGGATTTCATCTTGTGTTCTCACGGCTTTTTCTCCTTTACGGGGCTTGGCCCGATTGTGATCCTGGTCACACCGGGAAAGAGTTTTTGGGTGTAGCAGCCGATGGTGATGCTCGTCGGATCATCCGGCCTGCCGGCTGTCGTGCATTCGGCCTTGATCCCGCACTTCTCGCATTCGACGCGATAACGACCGATGCGCTTCGCCGGATAAGGGAGCTCGACGCGGCAGGTTTTCAACGCGCCGTCACTGACATCGACATCGATACCGTTGGGATAGTTTGGATTCGGCGCACACCGCGGCTCCAGTCCGGAATCGAGCCACGTGATCTTGAAACCCTCCGTCATGGCAGCAATCCGCCGACGACGCCGAAGCTTACCGCACCGATCAAAACAGAAGCCGGCAGCAAGACGCGCCAAACATTAAGATGCTTGGCATTAGGATCGACGCTCGAGGCGATGATGACCGAGATACAGATCCCGACGAAGCCGCCGAAACAGCCGATCGTCCCGATGACGGCATTGCGCAGCATCAGCGGCTCTTTCTCTGCGAACGGATTTCGTTGAAGCGCCGCGCACAGGCCTCCTTGAATTGCTGGCGCTCCTCAGCGGGCCTGCCGTCGAATTCCGGCAGATGCCGATCCTCGAACAGATCGACATCCATGCCGGTTTGCAGGGACACGATCTGGCGGTGAAGGTCCTGTCGGTAATCCTGCCATTCCTGTTCCCGACGCTGTTCCGGGGTCAGTTCGGCCGCGGGCTGGAGGGGAAGGGCGGCTTGATCGGCCGCTGGCTTTTCGGCCGGTTTGGGCTCTTCCCGGGGCGATTCTGAGGGGCTAGGGGCGGCTTCCCGCCCGCCGGGCCCGGTAGTACCGGCAGACCCGGATTCGGCGGCTCCGGCCGCGGCTGGGGCGTCGGTTTGGCGGCTTTCCGGCTCCGCCCGGGCCGGGGTTTCCTGACGCTCAAAGCCGGTGCCGGTCTGTTTCGGGGGGTTCATCGTGCCGTCGGGGTTGACGACGCGTTCCTTCAGGATCTCACCGACGCGGACGGCAACACCTTCGATGATCTTGCCTTCCATTTCTTCGGCGACGTACTCGTTGCCGAGCTCTTCGGGGAAGGCCGCACGCAACGCCGCGGCTTCGGCACACTTCGCAAGCTGGCCGCGCGTCCTGGTCCGCCACATATCGTTCGGGATTTCGCTGTCGTGCGCTTCGGTGCCATAGGCCTCGAGCCAGTAGACCTTGGGTCCAACAAAGGCGCAGCGGACGCCCTGGATCATCTTGTAGACCGTGACCTGACACCATTCCGGGAATTCGAGCTCGACTCGCTCTTTGCCGTGTTCAAACGCGGCTGTCATCATCGGGCCTTCGATTTCGGAGTCCTTGCCGGCGTAGTTAAGTGTCCGCGCCGCGGTGATGCGGACTTCGGCAATCCCGGGCCAGAGCGTGTCGACCAGTCCGCCTCTGCCGTCATTGGCGGCGCGCGACCACATCGGAACGATGTGGACAACTCGCTTCATGATGTCGAGATTGCGGGCCTTGCAGTATGACATCGCCAGCATGATCGACTCGACCGATCGCGCCAGCGGATAGACGACATCGATGATCGCCTTCCACATGAAGGGATCGACACCGAAAAGATCGAGCGCGTTGCGGGGATAGGGGAGCCGAAGCGGAAGCTTGTTCGCGACGGCGACGAGTTCCTGGCCGGCTTTCATTTCGGCGGTCGGCGGCAGTTCGGTTTCAAGGGCTGTCTTTTCTTTGACTTCGGTCATGTCGTGATCCTCGAGTCGACGATCCACATGAATGTCACGCCGGGCAGAAGCCCTTCCTTGCGCTCTTCGGTCCAGGTGCCGCGGCGCTCCGTCATCCAGCGATAAACGGCGCCGTTCAGCGCGTCATCGGTGAAGTAGGGTCCGAGCTCGCCACAGGTTTTCCGAAGGGCTTCGAAGTCGAAGATGTCCGCGGCGTAGTGGCCGGTCAGCGTGCCAACGGTACCGAGTTCGCCGCGATGGCGCCCGAAGTCGGCATCCGTTGCGGTCTCGACACGGCGTTCCAGCCGATCGGCACGGTTTTCCGTCTTGTCGGCTTCGCGTTCGGAATAACCGGCCTCGCGTGTCGCCGTGCGGGCATCGCGGTTTGCCAGCGTCTCCGCCTTCTCGGCGTCTTTCACATCGGTCTTGGCGTCCTTGACGATTTGCTTCGCCGCTTGCGCCGCCTCTTCCGCTTCGATCCTGGCGCGCCGCGTCGCTTCGGCGCCGATCTGGAGAAGGCAGACACCGAGACGCCGCATCCTGGCCTGTTCGGCTTCGCGCTGTTCGCGTTCCCGCGCCTCGCGGGCCCGGCGTTCATGCACGAGACGTTCCGCATCGCCGAAGCGGGCGAGACGCTGTTCGCGCCAGATCACAAGATCGGCGCGGATGCCTTCAACGGTTTGTTTCTGGTCATCGTCGAGATAGGGCGAGTGCAGGAGTTCGCGGGCGAGCTTCGCGATTTCGCCATCCTCAAGCACAAGAGCGTCGAGCCGGGCGTCGCTTTTGTATTGCTCGCCGATGATCATCTGGTTCTCGCTGTCGGCCAGCGTCTTCGCCTCGCGATGCAGTTGTTTCATCGCGCGGATATGCTCGACATTCTGTTCCCGGCCGTGGCGCTCGTCCTCACGGCGCTGTTTCTCCGCCTGTCTGGCATCGTAGGCGGCGAGCTCAGCGCGGGCCTCCGCCCACATCTTGTCTTCTTCGGCATCGCGCGCCGCCTGCTCCGCGGCTTCTTTCCGCGCCCGCGCCATTTCGGCATCGAAGCTGCGCCAGAAGGCGAGTTGCTTGTCGTGTTCGGCTTTCTGCCGGGCTTCCTCAGCAGCTTGCCGCTGGCGCTCCGCTTCCTCTTCGGCCTTGCGGCGGTTGTCTTCCGCCTTCAGATCGAGAAAGGCCTGATGGCGCGGGCGCCAGATGTTGAGCACACCGTTTTCCTTGGCACCGCCGCCGATCCACTCAATCCCCTTTTTGAAGAAATTGCGGATGATCTTGATCTTGGTATCGAGCTCGTCTGTCTCGGCATCGAGCGTGCCTTTCCAGACCTTCTTTGTCTTGTCCATCTGACCGAGCAGATCTTGCAGCGCCGCGGCGCGATCGGCGTCTTCAAGCGTGAAGCTCTCCGGGAAGGTGGCGAGCGCGGCTTCCCATTCGACCGGTCGCGTCTCGAGCTCCGGATATCGCCGCTTCAGATCTTCAAGGATGGCAACATCGCTGGGATAGCGGATTGGCTCCGGGGGTGCGTTGTGCCCGATGCCGGGTTCTAGGACAGTTCCGTCAGTCATCGTTTTTCTCTTTTTGGTTAGATGGTGTAAGCCGCGATTGCGGCTTCGTATGTCGCGCGCTCGCAGGCAAAGCGCGTATCGTCCATTAGCACCGCGTTTGAAAGCGAAGCCTTGTTCGCCGCGGCGAGCATAGCTTCGGTCGGGACTTTCGGGACAATGACAAAGCCATCCGGGAGAAGTTGCCTTGCCGCCTCGAGCGCTTTTTTATGAACATCGATCATCGTTTCGCCTTTCGTTGTTTCGGTCTCGGATTTGTCGGTGCCGGCGCCGACAACAGATCCACCGGCTTGTGGAAACCCCGCCGTCCCTGGCGGTGGACCTTCGCCATCATGTCGTTGTAGCGGCCCTGGCTGATCGGATGAGAGCACAAGGCGTCCCATTCCTGAACGGCGTCTTTGGGTTCTCCCCCGACTTCGCACCGCATCGTCATCTTGCCGAGTGAGGCCTGAACGGGATCGCGGACGGGAACGGCAAAGATGCGCGCCGGCACCCAGGGGCCGTCCTTGACATAGCGGCGCTCGTAAAACCCGCATTGCGGCTCCAGCGGGATTTTCTGCCCGGGGAAATCGATTTCTTCCTTCCACCATTCCAGCGGGTCGACATCGGCCGAGACCTCACGGGCCGTCTCGAAATTGATCTTGAACAGCGCGTCGAGCTTCATTGGGCATTCCAGCCGGGTGAGCAGCGCTTCGATTTCTTCGATCCTGGTCGGGGTGACGGTAAGCTGGTCCCAGCCGGTGAACACCGGGACATCGGTCTTAAGCCTGGTCAGGCCGGCGCAGAGCTCGATCGCATCGACGTGTTTGCGGATCAAGGCAGCATCATTGCCGGTTGCCGTCTTCGCCCATGTGATCAGGCCTTCGACGTGACAGCCGTGTTGTCCGATGATCCTGCCGGCTCCGGTGAGCCCAAGCCCCGGAATCCCGGGGATGTTGTCGACGGGATCGCCGGCGAGCGCCTGGACATCGGCGACGTATTCCGGCAGCACGCCAAATTTCTTCAGGACATCGTCTTCGGTGATGCGGGCCTTGCGGCGGGGATCGACGATCTCGACACACCCCTTGCGGACAAGCTGCATCATGTCCTTGTCCGATGAGACGATGGTGACGCGGGCGCCGTCGCGATCGGCGACATGCGCCAGCGTGGCGATGATGTCATCGGCTTCGTAGCCCGACATCCCGGCGTGATGGAAGCCAAAGGCCCGGATCGCCTCCATCATCAGCGAGAACTCGCCGCGCAGCTTCGTCGGCCGCGGTCCGCGGTTGCCTTTGTAGTCCGGAAACAGCTTGTGCCGGAAGGTCGGGCCTGGAAGATCGAACACCGCGCAGGCGTGTGTCGGCATGTCGGAACGGGCGGCACCGAGCAGCTTCCAGACGATCTTGATGAAGGCCAGCACGCCGCCGATCGCCGCGCCGTCACTCGGGCGCTCGAACTTCGGGCCGGTGTAAAGCGCCCGATAGGCCAGCCCGGAGGCGTCGATCAGGAGAAGGTGGTCCGACATCAAAAACGATCGCGACCGGCGAGACCAGCAGCCATCGCGTCGGCGATCTTGCCGACGATATTCGAATAATTGTCCGGCCCGGTGAGCTTGATCCAGGCGTCAGTGATGAGCTTCCGGACCGCGGCCTTTACTTCTTCGTTGCTTTCGAGCTCTTCCGTCGCGATCTTGCGGGCGAGATCCCGGACAGCAGTGTTGAACTCGTGTTGAAGCACGCTCGGCGCATCGTATCTGTCGCTCGATTTGGTATTGAGCAGCGAGGCAACGGCGTTCGTGATGATTTCTTCGCGCTTCTCCGCCGTCATCGTGTCGAGAACGGCCTTGGCGAGCGCAACCTTGAGTGTGTCGTTGTCGATTTGCATCGTCGGACTCCTAGTGTTTGTGCGCCAGTTGTTGTCCGGCGGACATGACTTTGTCGAATGCTTCCTTCGCCGCGATGAAGGCCATCGCGACACGGTCGCAAGACGGGCATCTTCCGAACCGATGCATCTGGCTGACATCTTCGCAGAGGACGCCGAAGACATAACGCGCCGCTGCCGTCCCCATCAGGCCTGCCGACACGACATCGCTGCCTTCGATCTGCACACCGCAGAACCAGAATGCCTGGTTCGGATCGGACGCGACTTCGCGGAAATCCTCGATCCGCTGCTTCCGCAATTTCGTGAAATCCTCAGGCTCTTCGTGGCTCATGTTCCCCATCTTTCCTTTCTCGAGATAACGGCGCTACCAGTATTTCGCGGCGAAATGCCAGACAACCTCGATGACGCCGGCGACGATGACGATCCAGATCAGCATCACGACCGCGGTGAAAACCCGCAACGACATGGCTTTCAGCGCGGCGCGGCGTTTCTCTTCAAATAGGTCTCTGCGGGTCATGCTGCTATCCTCTGTTCCGGGAATTGCCGGACTTCATGGCCGTAGAGCGCGTTGCCGAATTCCTCGCGCCAGATAAGCCTTGGAGCTCCACGCTTGTCTCGATAGATGACGGCATCGTCCGCTGCGGTCGTGTGCAGAAGTTGATCGGCCGGAATCGTGTATCCCCATTGCTTGAAATGGTGCGGCACACGATAGCGCACGCAGACCCTATCGATATCCCTGACCCATTGCGTCTCGAGCTCCACCAGCGGACGGATGCCGTCAAGCTGTTTGCTTTCCCCGCCGGTGATGACCCAATCAATTGTCGGCGTCGGTCCGAGCCCGCGCTGCTGGCGACCATCAAAATTGCGGTCGAGCCAGTACGGATAAAGGTGGATCGGTCCCAGCATCGGCTCGATCGAGAGCCCGACGCGAAGCCAGGGAAACTTGTGCTTCAGCTTGAGGAGCCGCGGAACATCGCGATCGGCTTCTGGCTGGTTGACAACGGTGATGATCAGGATGACGCGGCGATCGGCATCGTGTTCCCCGAAATCCCGCGGCAGCATCCGTTCGACGTTGCTGATCCGCTTGGTGACGATCAGGATTTCCATGTTCCTGGTCTTGCGGATGTGGTCGAAGAAATCCGATCGCCAGCCGGAATCGATTTCGTTGTCGAAGATGTCGGCCAGCGAGGCGCAGAAGACCCGCGGCCAGCGGCCGTTGGCGGCATAGAAGGCATCGGCCTCGCGGTCCCACTTCAGGAGCTTCGACCAGTTCTGCGGTTTTGTCCGCCGGCGCGGCGCGCCTTTGCCCCATCCGACCTTGAGACGCGTCGTCGCCAGCTTTTCGGCGTAGCAGTGATCGCAGCCAGGTCCGACTTTTGTGCAGCCGATCCACGGGTTGAACGTGTGGTCACACCAGGAGATATCCGAGTTCTCGGCCATCAGAGTTTCCCTGTGCGGCAATCTTCAAGATGCTTAAGATGCGACGCGATGATTTCTTCTTTCGTAAAGCCTTCGCTGATCAGCCGGGCCATTCGCAGGCTTCCGGCGAAGTAAGCCATCTTCATCGTGATTCTCTGTTCTTCGCCGACCTCTGCCGGCAGAACGTTTTCGGCGTATTCGCGCCAGCCGGCTTCGATTTTATCGACATCCGCCATCAGCGCCCGCCGAAGCAGATATAGGCCAGCGCCGCCAGCACGATCGCGGTGATGACAACGGCCTCCATGACAAGCCGGACCGATCTGGCGAAGAGGCTTCCCTGCCGCCGGAGCGGATCTGAACATGACCCGGCAAGCACGAGGTCGTAATCGATGTCGCCTTGCCGCGTCGGAGCCGGCCGGCGCAGGGCATATTTGTCCCGGATGGCGAGCCTGACGGCATCGAGATATTCCCCGATCGCAGCGGCGCCGAGACCGCCGGCATCGAGAAGTTCGCAGAATTCGTCTTGCGTGATATGGCCGTAGTACAGCGCCTTTTGCGCCGTGAAGATGTCGTCGGTGTCAAGCATGGTTCCCCTCGTCGTCATTAAGGCTTGCCCATCGCGCGGGCGGCATCGAGCAGCCCTTCGATCGAGGCCGCAGACAGCTTGGCCTGGATCAGCGTGATCTGGCGGTCGATTTCCTTGGTCTTGCCAGAGCGAATCGTCTCGAGGTGCCGTTTTAGCATGTCGACCTCCTCGATGGCCTCATCGATGAAGCGGGCCCGCGTGGTTTCCCGCAGGCGTTTCTGCCTGAATTGATCCAGCCGGACGGTCTTGTCTGACATCGGCTCGCCCCTTTTCCTGCTCTGCGGGAATCGCCCTGTTGATTTCAGTACCGATTTCGGCTAGCCAATGTCAATACGGTTACGGACGGATAGGCGATGAAAGCTGCGGAAGTGCGAAGAATCCTCCGGCGGGCGGTCGAAGCGGAAGGATCGCTCACGGCCTGGGCGACCAAGAACGGCGTCTCCAAGCAGTACGTTTCCGATGTCCTCAACGAAAAATCCGAGCCCGGGGACAGCGTCCTCGAGCCGCTCGGCCTGCGCCGGAAGCCAGTCGAATACGAACGAATCGCTGCCGCTTAAGAAGCAGCGTCGGGGGTAATGCTGGGGTGTCTTCCCGGGATCAGCCGGGAGGCGCCCCTTTGTTTTGCGTAGGCCAGCTAGAAATTTTTCCGGAACGAAACGCGATGGACCCCCTTGCCGTGGGTCCGGCGAATCACGGACAGATGGCAGCGCTCGCGAAGGAGCGTGTGCGATGAGTTGGCAGTTCGGCGGACTGCGGATGTTCGGCTACGAGTTGATTGTTGCCGATGTTCCGCTGGATTTCAAAAACTATTCCGACGCCGGTACCGCCAAGGGTGCCGATCCCCATTACAAGGTCATGCCGCTGGCCGACATCAAGGCCCTTCCGGTTGGCGAGCTCGCCAGCAAGGACTGCCTCCTGCTGTTCTGGACCACGGGCTGGGCGATGGCCGAAGGCATCGCGACGGACATCGTGCGGACATGGGGCTTTGTGCCGAAGAGCGAGATCGTCTGGCTCAAAAAGACCGTCAACAACAAGAACCGAATGGGGACCGGCTATCGCGTCCGGACGATGCACGAGCCGATTCTTCTCGCAACCACGGGCTCGCCGCAGCACAAGCCGTTTCCGTCGACATTCGAAGGTCTGGCCCGCGAGCATTCCCGCAAGCCCGAAGAATTTTACGCGATGGTCGACGCCCATTGCTGGAACTTGGTCAATCGCGCCGATCTGTTCACCAGAACGGATCGCGCCGGCTGGGACAACTGGGGCGACCAGGTCGGGCTCTTCGATCAGGGAGCGGTCTGATGAGCGGCGCCTATCGGACATTGCCACCGATCGACGAGAAAGAACGCGATCGCATCATCGCGCTGGCGAAGCCGCCGCACGATCTCGCCGTGTCGACCATCGCCACACGCATGGGGCGCGGCATGATGACCATCGCAAAGATTCTTGACGACGCCGGCGTGCCGAGACCGAAACGCAATCGCCGCATCTATCGGAGCTGACGGGATGCGAAAGGGGGTCAGGACCGAAGAGCCGAAGTTCGAAAGCGAGGCCGCGTTGTGCGCCCGCTTCACATCGCTCATCGGCGAGGCCTGGATCGCCTACAACGAAACCGCCGGCTGGGACATCCTTCTGGTCAGGAAAGTTGACGGATTCCAGATCGGGATTCAGGCCAAGATGGCGATGAATCTCGATGTCATCAACCAGGCGCTGGGAAACAGCTATTTCGACCGCAACGGTCCGGATTGCCGTGCCGTTCTGGTCCCGGCGTATGTTGGGCTGCAAAAGCTCGAACGCATCTGCGAATATCTCGGTCTGACAATTCTGCGGTGCTGGCCGGAAGGGCACGGCGATCTGAAATTCCGCTACAGCGGTGCTTTCGATCCCGTGCTCCCAGCGATCGACGACACCGGAATCTGGTCGGAGGCCTGGCACGAGCGGGCGCCGTATCGGCGGTGCAGACTTCCGGATTTCGTGCCGGATGTCATCGCCGGCAGCAAAGCGCCGGTGCAATTGACGGACTGGAAAGTCCGCGCACTGAAGATCGCGGTCATCCTCGAGCTCAGAGGTCATGTGACCCGTGCCGATTTCAAGGCGCTCAACATCGATGTCCGCCGCTGGATCGCGCAGGAATGGCTTCGCGTCGAGGACGGCAAGCTTTTCGAAGGCCGGCAGATGCCGCGATTCCGCGCGCAGCATCCCCGGGTCTATGCCGAGATCAAGGACAAATCGGCTAAGTGGATGCCGGCGGAAGCGGTCACACCGGACCCGAAACGCCAGGGGTCGATGCTGTGACCCGCGCCGCAAAATTCAGAACCGATCCGAAATTTTTTGGCCGTCCGCCTGCGCAGATCGCGGTGCCATTCGGTGCTTGCAGTGATCCGACGCTAAAACGCAACGATCTGCGGGTGCTCTGTTTTTTGATCCTGTTGGCTCGAAAGAAAAACTGGTGCCGGGTTAGCCAAACAAAAATGGCTGCTGCTGTCTGTGTAGATCGCGCCACTATCGCGCGCTCAATCAATCGTCTGGTCAGAGCCGGTTACGTCATTCGAAAGAATAGAACGAAGATTGGCGGCCGAATCAGTTGGCACCCGTTTTCTGCGCACACTTATCGACTTTCCTGGAAGGTCGATCGCCCATGAGCATCCAGGTCATGACCGATATCTGGAGGACATGCCTTTACCAGGGGGGACAGCTTCTCGTCCTTCTCGCACTCGCCGATGCTGGCGACCATAACGGCGAGAACATCTTCCCAAGTGTCGAATATCTCGCTGCGAAGTGCCGCCAATCCGTTCGGGCGACCCAGGATGCCCTGAAACGGCTTCGGGAAGACGGCATCATCATCCGGGTCGACGAGGACGGGATGCCAATCGGGGAGGGGGTCAATCTCGGTGGCCGGAGCCGATTCGTTCACTACGTCATAGACTTAGAAAGGGTGCAGGAATTGCAGGGTTTGCACGAGCAGGAAAATCCCGACTGCGACGCCTGTAGGTTCCAGAAACGAAGGAAAAAAAGGATGCAGAATCTGCACCGTAGTCCGACCCAAACGGTGCAGATGCCGACACGAAAGGGTGCAGAATCCGACAGCGCATATAGAGAACCGTCAGAAGAACCGTCCCTTAACTCTCTAGGGGGAGAGAGTGAGATGCCGCTTTTCGGGACGGAAAAGACAGCATCGCCACCGGTCCCGACATGGGACCAGATCTGGGCGGCCTTCCGGCGCTGGCCGGGCTTCCGGAGGGATTCATCCGAAGAGGCGGCGAAACAGGCCTACCAGTCGATCCAGCTTTCGAAGTCGCCGCCGACGCCGGCAGAAATGATCGCCGCGATCGACGCGCACGGCCGCTGGATCGAAGAGGAGAACGAGCGCCGGCCGTCATCGGCGGGCCCGCTTCTCGTCCAGCATCCGCGGACCTGGCTCCGCGAAGGCGCCTACAAGGGCTATCTCGAACAGATGGCGCCGAAGCATGACATCGACATCGAGCTCGATCGGCTGCGGGCCCGCATCGGCCATCACGTCGGCCGGCTGCTTCACGCCGGAATCGAAAGCGCAGAAATCCTGAGTTGGTTCGCCGATTGCGAAGTCGTCGAGGATGGCAAGTCCGTCGAGTTCGTCTACACCAAAGCGTTTCGCGCCAGTTGGGTCCGGAATAATTACCGGACCAGGCTCGATCGCGAATACGGCCAGGATGTCGTCATCCGGCTTGCGGAGGAAAAATAACCATGCCGCGTTTCGTCCCGAAGTACGTCAGAGACAGAAAGAGGAGAGCACGAATGACCGAAGAGCAGAACGTCGAAGCCGAGAAAGCCGCCGCTGGCGCGCCGCAGAAACACTACGCCGCAAACTGCGGCAATTGCCCGATGTCGAATCCCGGAATACGACCCGGCGGCGTCGTCGACTTCACCAATCGGATCTGCCGAGCCGATCCGCCGCGCGTCATGCTGCTTCCGCTCGCGCTGCCGAACGGCAAGCAGTCGACGCAGTTACGCACGGTCTATCCACAGGTTCACAAGACCAACGATCTCTGCTGGCGCCACCCGGCTCTTCAGGCCGCACTGGCTCAATGGCAACCAAAACCGGAAGACATCGTCGATGCCCCGCAGATCCCGCCGCTCGCCGCTGTCAACGGCGCCGCGGCCGATCCTGCCGCCGGCGAATTCCTGCCAGGAGAAGTCGAGCCGAACGCCGGCAGTGCTGTCGAGCAAGGTGATGGCGTCTGAGGTTTCCGCGGCAAAGATCGCCCGTCACCGGCGTCCGGAGCCGATGTCCGCCGAAGAACGCCGACGCGAAGAGGAATTTCTTCTCAATGCCAGCTTGGAACGCCGCAACAAGGACATCGCCTCGATTAACCACTACCGCCGCGGCGGTATGTCGAGGAAACGGCTTATCTACATCTATGGCGCCGAGCTCGTCGATGCCGTGCTTGGTTTCGACGATCACCTGGCCTAGTCTTTCCAGGCACCCAAGGACCGGTGCGCCGGTCCCAGAAGCTAGAGCGAAAGGAGAACGTCATGTAGGCACGGTTCTCACATCGCGATTCTCGCGAACGAAACGCATCTTCCAGAGGGACCGGCGGGATAACCGCCGGTCCTTTTCTTTTTTGAGAATGACGAGGGATGCAAGTGCTGGCGAGCGTTGAAGAGTGCAATCGTGTCCTGGTCGGGCGTCACTATCTCGGTCCGACGAAGACAGCGACATTCGGATGGAAAGACGAATTTGGCGTCATGCTGTTTTCGTCTCCGCGATCGCGCAAGCTTCCTGGTGATTGGCTCGAGCTGGTCAGATGGTGCCTGCTCGGCGAACCGAATGCAGGATCGCGTCAATGGTCTCGCTTTGCGAAGTGGGCGCGCTCTCACGTCGAAGCGACGACTGTGGTCAGCTATTCAGATCCGTCGCAAGGCCATACCGGCGCGCTCTATCGAGCCTGCAATTGGGCGTGGGCGCCGACATGGCATCGTCTCCGCCCCCCCCCAACCGGCAACGGTTCATGGACGGAGGGCAAGCAGCAAGCGACGAAGGATCGATGGGTTTTTGCGCTCAGACCAGACGCGCGGCGCGCCGGCGTTCTGCGCGTCGACGATTCCTCGATGATGAAGCGAATGCCGTGGGCGTCTTTCGTCGAGCCATGCGGCGGTGATTACAAGCGTTTTCGAAGCGAGATTTCCATCTGAGGGGCCATGCAATGACAAAGCCGAAACCGAAACCCGCTCCCGAAGTCAGCACGGCCTTTCGTGACCGCATCGTCGATTTCCGCCGCATCAAAGGCAAAGAGCTCAAGCGCAACAAGAAGAACTGGCGCGTCCATCCGGAAAGCCAGAAAGGCGCGTTGACCGGAATCCTGAAGGAAATCGGCATCGTCGGCGCCGTTGTCGCCCGCAAAGTCGACGATGGGTTCGAACTGCTCGACGGGCATCTCAGAAGCGACATCCTCGATGACCAGGAGGTTCCGGTTCTCATCGTCGATCTTAACGACGAAGAGGCCGACAAGATTTTGCTGACCTACGATCCGATCTCGCAGATGGCGAAGGGCAACAAGGAAAAGCTTGCCGCTCTGCTCGAGAAGGCCCGCGACGAAACCAACGCCGAAATCCGCCGGCTGCTCGCCGACATCGGTCACAAGCTGGCGAAGGAAGAGGAAGACGAAGAAGACGAAGAGTCCGTTGAAGTCCCTGGAATGGCGCTGCAACCGCACGAGCATTACGACTTCTTCGTTGTCCTGGCGTCGACGACGCACGAGTTCAACGTGCTCTGCGACAAGTTCGGCTTGAAGCCGGAGAAGCGCCGCGGCCGGATGGGGACATCGCGCGCGATCCGCGCCGAAACATTGCTGAAGCTGCTGGAGCCGAAGAAATGACAGCCGAATCGTATATCTGCCTGTTCCTGCTCGGCGCCTTCTGGTCCGATGTTTTTAATGGGTTCGGTTGGCGCGGATTCGACCGACTGTTGCTTACCTGCCTCGCGACCGCGGCAACAACGCTGATGGCGAATGTTTTGGTTATGATAGCAAAATGAAGCTCGATTACCGGATCGTGGTCCCGTCCCGCCGGCGCGCCCACAACATGCCGCTGCTGCGGCATCTGCTTCCCTCCGCTGTGATCTGCGTCGACGAGCGCGAGGCCAAGGATTACGCGTCGGAAGTCCCGAAGGACAAGCTTCTGCTCCACCCGCCGATGGAAGGCCTGCCCTATGTGATCAACTGGATGATGGATAACGTCAGCGCGGATATTCTCATCGAAATCGATGACGATTTCCGCGGCGTCAAGGTGACGACGGGATCTCAGCGCTACATCCACAGTCCCGACGAAATCCTCGCCATCCTCGAAAACTCCGCCCGCAACACGAAAGACCTCGGTCTGACGACGTTCTGCTTCTCCAGGACGCCGAACACCACAGTCATCAAACCGGATGTCCGCCCGATCGTGCCGACGCAATCGGTCTGCAACGCCTTCGGCGTCATGGGACGGGCCCGCCGGCGGCACTACCGGCCGGAGTACTTCGGTCGCGCCGATGTCGACTGGACGCTGCAAACGCTGCTCGAGGACCGCTGCGTCTATGCCGACATCCGGTTCTATTTCGATTGTGGCCGCGTCTTTTCCGGCCGCGGCGGCAATGTCGGTCTGGTGACCCCGGAGCAGTTCGAGAAGGCGTCGCGAGCTCTGCGGCACACCTGGGGCGACGCCGTTTCGTTCAAGCCGCCGGCATTTGCTAAAAATCGGGATGTCGCCGCGATTCGCATCGCGGTGAAGAGGACGAACAAGACCGCACAGAAATAGGGGCGCCAGTGAAACCACTTCTTATGCTGAGCCTGCCGAACAGCGGGTCGACCTGGTTCGGCGAGCAGATCGCCAGGAACATCGAGGGCTGTCGCTGTGCCCCGGAGTTCTTTAATCCAATCCGGAACTTCAAGCACGAACGGGCCCTGGTGCAGCACTTCGGCTGCGAGCTCGTCGAGTGCTACGACAAAATCGCCGATCCCGGCGATTTCCGGGCCGATCGCTGCATCAAGGAGACGTGGGGGACGGAAGGCTTTACCTTCACCAAGGAAGTCTTCTCGCCGATGAAGCTCGAGCTCTTCATGCGGCACTTCCGCTGCTTCGTCTTCCTGCGGCCGGCAGATCTGTCGTTCCCGCCGACGCGTGCCAGGGTGTGGTCTTTCTATGAGCACGCCTATTGGGCCCTGCACAACCGCGGGTACGGCGTCGGCGAGCATCACAGTGTCCGGCAGCGGGCGATCGCGGCACACACCTTTATGTCGGAACATCTGCGCTTCAAAGCGGCCGAGAACGCGGTGCCGGTGATTTGGCACCACGATCTCTTCCGCAAGAGCAGTGAAGCGATGCAGGACTTCCTGACGTGGGCCCTGAAAAGTACCTGTGACCAGGACGGCCTAGACGTCAAACAGCTTGTCGCCGATATCGTGGCTACTCGTCTTGATCTTCCGCGCCAAGAAAGTCTCCCGGTGTCGCCGTCTTAGGCTGTCGCGCTTTGAGCGCGAGAAGGCGGTAAAACTCTTCCTCGTAAGGGTCTGCGACGGCCGGCGCCGGATATAGCTGCGTCGAGACTTCCCGGAAGAAGTCGAGGCCGCGGCCCATGCGCTTGCCGACGAGAGTGTGACCGTCGTTCGCCCAATCCGGGATTTCCGGGACGTAGTGTTCGAGCGCGGCGCGCAGCCCGACGGCGACGTGAAAATGATCGCCTTCCCGGCTCTTCGGTGCCCGCGCCATCATGCGGATCGCGTTGCCGATCGCCATCCTGGATTTGCCGGGCTTCAGCATCTTCGGGTCGTACCACTCCCTAGCCTGATCGCAGCACGCCTTGACGAAAGGAACGATGTGCGGGCTCGAAAAAATGCAGATGTCCTCATGACTAATTATTTCTAGGCGATTGCAGAGCATTGTATTGAAGCCCTTCGATGTTTCATGGAGTTCGACGGCGAACTCCATCGCCTCGCGCTCGAGGCCGCGGCGGATGCATTTCTGGAGCGCGGAGACGCAGGCCATAGCTGGTAGACCGTGTTTTGTCGGTGGAATTGGCATTTAATTCTCCTATAACTGATTGTGAATCATGCCACTTCGCGAGCGAACTCGCCAAAGTGTTTCAGCGCGGCATTGCGTCTTGCTTCTGCCGCTGCTTCGACGCTGTCGAAAAAGCCTATTGTGATCGTCTTTTTGTTGATGGTGATGTAGGCCGCCCACTTCCCGTATCGTTTATGAAATGAAACACCTTTGACGCCTGAGGAATTATCTTTTCTAAGCTTTGTGTTCCGCTGGTTTTCTGTAGATGTTGCCATCCGAAGATTCGACCATTTGTTGTTCGAACCATTTCCGTCGCGATGGTCGATTTTTCGTTTCGGTAGCCTGCCCTTCATCCAGATCCAGATGATGATGTGCGCGAGATATGGCTTATTCTTGATCCGGACTCTTCGGTATCCACAACTAACCGTCCCGGCCTCGTCTCCGACTTTCACTCTGTTGGCGGGGCTGATGCGCCAGGTGAGCGAACCGGTGACAGGGTTGTAATCGAAAAGCCTCCTAACGACCGCTTTCGTGAGCACTCATGTCTCCAGGGCAATTTTCGCTTGAGCGTTAATAGCTCGCAATTCTGCTTCCATCGTGCGGACGGTAAGCCGGATCGCGGCGAGCCTGTCGGCCATGTGTCGGGCGCGATCGGGGGAGACCTTGTTGGCGACGATACAGGCGCCCTTGGACCAGCCGGCCGACAGAAGCCCGGCAACCCGCTCGATCTTCTGCTCCATCGCGTTGAGTTCGGCGACTTCCTTTTCGGTTGCCGCCGGCGCACCGGGTCCGAAGAAATCTTCCTGGGTGACGCCTTCAAGCTTCGCATCGATCGCGGCTTCGAAGGATTTCCACTTGCCGAGCTCGCCGCGGTTCAGCAGGCGAAGGATCTGCATCTGGTCTTCGTGGCGGGGGAGCCTGGCAAGCTGATAGGCCTGCGGGACATCGATCTGTTTCGCCGCGAGCAGCTTCGCAATCTGCGGCTCGAGCCGGAGCAGTGACACACTGCGCTGGAACTTGCTCAGCGGAATGCCGATGTGGCTCGCCGCTTTCTGCTCATCAAGACCGAGCTCGAGCAGGTTCTGGAAGGCGTGGGCTTCCTCGAGGGGCGTCATGTCGGCACGGACGACGTTCTCGACGATCTGCTTCACCCGGAGGGTGACTTCCTTCATCGGCTTGCCCGGCAGTCCGGCGAGCGAGCATTCGATTTGGGTGAAGCCCTTCTCGCCGGCGTCGATCAGCAGCTTTTGGGCGCGCCAGCGCCGCTCGCCGGCGACGATGTAGAACTCGCCTTTTTTCTCTGCCGGCCGGACCAGGATCGGCTGCAGCAATCCGTTGGCTTTGATCGACGCGGCGAGCTCTTGAAGGTCCGCAAGATCAAAGAGTTTTCTAGGCTGGCCCGGATCGGGTTTGATACGGTCCACTCGAATTTTAGACATGAGACCATCCTTGCCGAAGACAGATACGGCTGATTGTTGACTCCGACATGCCGTATTCTAGCGCTAGGGCTTTGACTATTCCGCGCGGCCCGGCTGCGCGTTTCGCTCGAATTTCCAATACCTGGTTGGTGGTGAGCTTGGCCGTGCCGTTGCGCTCACCGACAATATGTGTCCCGTGGTCCCTTCGGCGAGCCAGATTTTCCGAGTGTGTTTCCCATAAGAGATTGTCTGAACGACAATTGCTTCTGACGCCGTCTTCATGCGATGCGGTATGCCGTGGCGATGGCCGTGGACCGTGAAACGCCTGCGTCACCAATATATGCACTGCCCGAAGTCTGGCTTTGCCTCGTTTGCCGAAACTGAGATGAACCATTGGATAGCCATCTGAATTTGGTCGCGCGACCATCAGAGATACGCGCCGAACCCGGCCAAAATTGCTAACTTCGTATCCCATCCATTCCTCGATGGCGCGCCACTCTTTGCCGGGAAGCGGCGAGAATGGAATAATTTCGCGTTTAGTCCCCATACAATATCTCCTTCAGTGAAAGTCGAGTTTCTTCCGAAGCGCGGCAACATTATCGACGCGGCGACGATAGGCCTGCCGGACCGGCTTCGGAAATGTCGGGCACGTCGCGTTGCTCGACCAGATCGACACCGCGATGTCGAGCGCTTGCGACAGGATTTTTTGATGGGCTCTGGTGAGCTTTTTCATGTCAGACCTTCCTCGCGACAAGCTGCCCAAAGTCGCCTTCCCATTCCGGAACTCCCGGCCAGACAACGGCCAAGATTTTGCCGTTGTGCCGGAGAGCCGTGGCTATAAGCGTGTCGCCCATATCGTCTCGGAATACCCGCTTCTTCACGATCGACCCGTCCGGCATGGCGATTTCATAGACGGTTGCCTTTTTGCCGGCTGTCGGGCCGTCGCCGTTTTTTTGTCCGTAACGCATGGTCCGGTCTCTCCTTTGATTTTCAGATCAGCCCTAAGGCCTTCATGCTGGCCGTGCCATTGCGGCCAACAATGACGTGATCGAGCACCCGGATGTCGATGGCCTTGCAGGCGTCGACGATCTTTCGCGTGATGTCGATATCGGCGCGGCTGGGTGTCGGGTCGCCGCTGGGGTGATTGTGCGAGAGGATGATGCTGGCGGCATTGAGTTCGAGCGCCCGCTTCACCACTTCGCGCGGATACACCGGGGCGTGGTCGATCGTGCCGCGGCTCATCCTTTCGTCGGCGATCAGGTTGTTTTTGCGGTCGACAAACAGCACATGAAATTCCTCGTGCTCCAGTCTGGCGATCTTCACCGTGAGATATTCGGTGACATCCGCCCAACTCGACATCGCTGGCCGATTGAGAACCTTAAGGGCGTGCATCCGCGTCGCCGCGGTGTGGAATTTCTTCAGCCGCGTAACGGCATGGTCGGAAAGCCCGTGTTCGGAAAGACGGACCGGAGTCGCCGCGACAACTTCCTGAAAATTGCCGAAGGACTGGACCAGCGTTTCCGCGATGCCTTCCTTGGCCTTGGGGCCGAGCACGAATTCGACGAGCTCGACATCGGAAAGGTTTCCGTAGGGGTTTTCGTCGTAGGTCATTTCGGACTCCTAGCGGGGGACTGCGATCCCCTTTGATGATTCGAGTTTCAGGCAGTCAGCCCGGAGCTGTAAAGCCACCACCGGACGATTTTTTCCCCGGAATTCCGCCATTTTTGACCGGCGGCGGGGTCTTTTCCGGGCCCTGATTCGTGCTATACGGGCCGGGCCCCGAAAGGGGAGGCCTGACTAGGGATTGATGGTTCCCACCGTCTCCTAAGCGCCCTGGTTAGGTCTGGCGGGGCCCCTGCGAAGGGTCCCGCCCGGGGGCCCGGCCTAGACCCATCCGACGAGGCGGCAGAAGGCAAAATGCCCATAGCAGCACCGCGAGAAACCCGCCGATGAATATCCCGCGCATCAGGACCGAGACGATCGCCGGCGGGCGCGTCAAGATGGTTTCCTGCAGTTCGCGATCGCTTTACGCGCCTGCGAGATTTTTTCTTCAAGCGTCTCGACAAACCGTTTGACACCAGGATCGAGCGTGGCGCGTCGCGGCTTGTAGTTCCGGTCAAGCTTGCAGTGACTTTCGAGGATCATGGATAGCTCGGTCATCATCGATGCAAGGCCGTTTTCCGCGGCCGTCAAGAGCTCGAGCACGTCCTGGTCAGTCGGGCGTCGTGCTTGCTCGCGCATGTCGCGGCCAGCCGCCCATGTCGCGTAAGCAATCGACGTTTTCGCGTGCCGCGGCGGATGACCGTTGAATCCATTCCAGAATGAGTGACGGTCCGATGATCCGCGCAATGGCTTCCCGTCAGCATAGAGATAGCTTTGCTTATCGTGGAACGCTTTGACCGCGACATCGTAGGCTCGTTGCAACGCCGGAGTTTCGAATTTCGTCATCGGTTAATTTTCTAGTCAGAGCCAACGAATACGTTTCGACCGCAGACGCGTAAGAACTTCTGCATCGCGGCTTCGCGCTCAAACGCGGTATTCACAATCCGGCGGATTGGATGATCTGGACGGCAAGTGCATTCATCCGGGTGGAGAGCACATGCTTTGCAGCGCGTCGATCCGTCAACATCGACAAAAGTTTCCATAACAAATTCTCCGTTCTTTTTGTCCTCAGTGGTTGTCATCGATCAGATCCTCGTATCGGCGAGAGTGTTTTCGTGGTGACGCGCCACGATGCGGTTCGCCTTCTCCCGCAGATCGTCGCGGAGAATGTAGACATGAAGGTTGCCGTTTTCGAACCAGCGGAACCGGAAATACGGCGTCGAGAACTGTTTCTGATTCCGGTCCGTCATCGCCTGCGCGACTAGATTGGTGCAATCGGCTTCCTGTCCCGGCGGTGTCTTGCCGTCGAGGATGTGGAAGATGCGATCCATATCGCGGACCCTGTCGCGGCCGTTGGCATAGGAACTGTAGGACCAGGAAAACGAACCGGACCAGAACGACACCGTATAGGTCATGATGATCCTTGGCCCGATTTCCCAGCCATCATGCGACTTGTAGCGCCGGCGGCATAGACTTTCGAACACCGTGATAACGGAGCGGTCGAAGAGCTCCGGCGCCCTGCCGGCGAGCGTCAGACAGGTCGCCGCGCAGGTTTCCGCGGAACAGACCGGCGGGTTATCGCTGACCTGCTTGCGGAACTGTTCCTTTTGCGCGGCGTCCATGACATCGCCGATCCCGGTGGCGAGCAGAAGATGCTCCCACAACATCCGATCGATGTGCTTGCGGCACCGCTCGACGAAGTCGTCACGGGTCCGCTCGACATAGGGTTCGCTGATGAAGTTAAGACGGTCGACTTCCTCGCGGCCGATATGGGCGTATCCGATCTTCGATGGCACCGCCCTGGAAAACGCCTCGTTGCCGGACACGATCATGTCGAACGCCGTCTTGTAGAGCTCGAGCGCACGGTTTCGATGGCCGATCAACTCGTCAATGCTGGCGCGCTTGATCAGTTCGGTGCCTTTCGCGTCAGATATCATGGCGACACCAGCCAGGCGGCGCCGATGACAAGCGCCCACAGCGAACAGCTTCCGAGAAGCAGCAACCACAGCGCCTTGGTCATCAGTGCCCCCATCCCGAAGATGTTGCCGTTGCCGGTTGTCCGATGACGACGCCGGCGACGCGCTTGCCCCATGCCCGTGCCGTGCGGACATCATCGATCTTGATCCCGTGAGGCTGTATCAGCCGCCGGATCGGCAGGCCGCGATCGTCGCCCTTATATCGCGGCGTCAGGAAGGCGCCGGATAGCGGCATCAGCGTGTCTTGGCCGTGGCCGTTGCTGATCGATTCCGCGGCGATCTCGCGAAGCAGGGCGTATTTGCCATTCACTTCGACGACTTCGAAGAATTCCACATTGGTCTGGTCGTAGCCCCAGCACGTCCTGTAGATGTCGCCGACCTGAACGGAATGCACGAAGGCCTTCCGGTTCTGCCTAGCAGCAACACGGTTGGCCTCGATCGCGCGCTGGCGCTCGAAAAAGTTTTTCACGAACTGCTCCCGCTGTTTCGGTCCGTTGAAATAGAACTTCGCCGCCGGCTTGTCAGCCTTCCCGGCGAAACAGACCGCGCCGGGCTTGCTGCTCTTCGTGTCGTACAGATATGCGACCGCGGTCGAGTTCTTGTCGGCAACTTTGACGCTGCCGGCGGGGATGTAGAATTCGCGTGGGAATCGATTTTTCATGACGGCAGACTCCAGATGCTGATCGCGCCGGTTTCGCAGGCTTCTCTGACCCAGGCTTCGTGTTCGGCGAGCTCCGCGTCGATCTTCGCTAGGAGCGGCCCGACGGCAACCGCTGCGGCACCGTTGACCCGGCGGTCATCAATCATGTGCCGATAAAGTTCCATCGCGTGCTTCTTCACGACCCGTTCCCGACCGGCCTCAACATGGAGCTCGATCGCGATTTCACGCGCCCGGGCTTCGCCGGCGATCCGCTGTTCGACATCCGCCGGCGTCGGGATGCGTTGCGCCAGCAGAAGTTCGGCGAGGATGGAGCCGAATTCGCTCTTGGTTTCCGCCGAAACGATTCGCCAGTTCGGGTCCTCGTTCCACTTCATCGGTTCCGCCGTGATCGGGAAACCGTCCGGCGCATAGAGCCGGTAGCCCTTGGAGCCGGCATTCCTGGAAAACGTCGCCCGAACCGTACCGTCGATGACGACATCATAATCGGCGATCAGGAAGCGCGGATCGTTGCAGCGGTCATTGGCCTTGCAGTCGCGGATGACGCGTTCGAATTCGATCGTGGTCATGACACCGTCGCCCTCAGGATCGCGTTGCGGAGGCGGTCGAGCAGATCGTCGACACCTTTCTGCGTCGTGTCGCCCTCAAATCCGGCGATGAAGCTTTCCGCCTCGCTGAGCAGATCTACAAGCGGTTGTTGGTAGGCGATGACGGCGCGGCCGACTTGTTCGGCGTCGTCGTCTTGATGGGTCGGAGATCGATACCCGGTGACATCACCGAGAATATGTTTGCCGAGCTCTGCGGCAGAAGACGGCCGGACCTTGTCCCAAACCGCTCGCCAGTTCTCAAGCGGGCGGACGTAGGCGCTGGCATTGGTTTTCGTGATCATGGCTGTTCCTTTCAGGCTTCGCCGTGCTGACGGAGAAACCGGTTGTACTGTTTGCGGTTGCGGTGTTCACGCTGTTCCCGGGCACGCCTGTCGCGTTCGCGCTGTCTCTGCACACGAAGCTTTTCGCGGGCATGGGCGCGGCGCAGATCGTTGAGGTCGAGTCTGTCGTCGGTCATGGCCCGAACTCCGCGATGGCTTCGTCGAGCGCCTTGATCCTAGCATCCAGCTTTTCAATGTAGAGGCCGACACCGGATCGCTTGCACGCCTCGAATCGGAGCTGGCGCAACGCGTCGACGCGTTCCGAGAGAAGCTTGCCGCGCAGCTCGATCGCTTCGTCTTTCGTGGCGACGAAATCGACGCGCCGAAGCAGCGCGTCGAACACCTTGTCGCTGCGATCGGCCCACACGAGTTCGCCGCCGTTAAGATACCGATTGAGTTCGGCGAGCAGCTTCGTGATGTTGCGGCCGGTGTGTCGACTGATACCGGGGCCACTGCGGCGATCGGCGCCGGGATTGCCGGAACGTCCTAGAAGGCTCTGCCAGACAATCGCCTCGCCGGTGTTGCGGTTTTCGCCGAAGTACAGCGCGACACGGTTGCCGCTCTCGAGCCACTCGATCGTGCCGACGTAGGTCGCACTCTCATTGATGCGGGCCATCGGTCTAGCTCCCGACAAAGAGTTCGATGCTGTCGTGATCCGTATCGGGACAATGTGCCGAACGGAGCTTGGCGGCGATCCAGCGCTTGGCCTCGCCGTAGGTCATCGACGGCGTCCACATCGCTTGCTCGATGAGCGTCTTGCGATTGGGAAAGAACGCCCATGATCCGCGCCCGCGCGGCTTGTGGCCGTGCGAGAATTCATATTCGCGGGTATTGAATTCGATCTTAAGCATTGCTGTCCTCCTAAGTGCGAGCGCTGCGAACGCTCTTGATGTCGTGATGGTCAGGCACCCAGCGGGCCCCTGTAAAGTCACGCCGCGGCGTCGACTTCGGAATTCTCTTTCATAGCTGCCTTGTAGAGCCGGCAGAGCTCGACGACTTCGTCCAGATCGAGGTGGACCGCGTCGTATCCGTCGCAGGCCTCCGACCAGACGCCGTCGGCGTCGTCGGGCATCAACTGGATTGCCGAATAGAGCCTCCAGCGTTTCGAGAGACCGCAGGCCCGATGAATCGCGTTGCGGAATGCGGCGTATGCCGGACGCTGTTCCAGCATCTTGTTCTGTTTTGCGACCGCTTCGGCGAACGCCGTGCGCGGATCGATGTCGGGTGACAACCGGCCGTATTTTTTCCAACCGTGTCCGGTGTTCTTCAGGATGACGCGGTTCGACATATAGCGCTTCGAACCGTGAATCCCTTCGATCGTGCCGACGACTTCGCCGTTTGATTTGAGCCGAGCCATTGAATCCGCCTCCGTTTGTCGTTTCAGATGTGCCGAAGCGTGAGCTCGGTCACTGCATCGTCGGACGATATGTCGACCAATTCGTAGTCCGCGTTTTCCGGACGGGAAAGAATCTCGTCGACCAGCTTCTCGAGCTCGTCGGTGTCGTTTCCGCCGACCGGGACGCGGACTGTCTTTTCGGATACCGGCATTTTGTCCTCCTGATGCGCGACCGGCTGCGACCGGTCTTGATGGGAAGAGGTTCAGGCACCAAGCCCGGGGCTGTAAAGCACTATTTTTGCTTGATTTTCGGCCTAGTAAGCGACCGTTTATAAATCACTTTTCGGCCTCCAAGCATGAATGTTTCACGTGAAACATTGCTGGGGATAAGGCCGTAGCGGGTCTAGCGGAGACGTTCCGTTGCCTTGCTGCGCCGCCCGTGCCATTCCTCACATGCACGCGCTGCGGCTCGCCAGTTCGAGAAGTCTTCTTCAAGCATGTTCGAACCCGGTTGCGCGTACCAGCGATTGTCCGGCCCGCGCCAGACAACACCGACCGACGACGAATAGCCGGTATCGCCGTCGCGCTGCCAGGACACCGCCCTCGGATGAATGCTCCTGTCCGTCATCAGAACATATCCTCGTGATGCTCGACGCGACCATCGGGATAGAACGTCGTCAGCGGGACGGCGCCGAACATCAGCGTGACGGAAAGTCCTTTGGCGAGATTTTCGATGATGGCGCGATTACGATCCTTGATGAGCTCGAGCAGCGGCGACTTCATGCGCGTCGTCGCGACATCCGGTGCCGACCACGGAACCCGCGGCGGTGTTGTTGTGCCGTTCTGGAAATCGCGCCGGCGATCGATATGCGGATCGGCAGTCTTTTTCCCGTTCGCGCTTTTGCAGCGATGATGTTTCGGCGCCCCGCACGCCGGACACTGAACCGAATAACAGGGATCGACCTTAGCCATCGGTTTCGACCACGGTGACGATCTCGGTAACGATATCGGATATCGGATCGATGTCGGAATAATCGCCGTTGCCGTACTTGGCGAAACGTGAGGCGACGGTGTGCGCCGCGGCTTCAGCAAGAAACCGCGAACCGGCAAAGCCGTACTCCGCGATGTTTTTCTTTTCGGCGCCGAAGAGACCCTTGACGCGCCAGGCATGGGTGAAGACCCGTTTGCTCCTCCGGATGCGCCGCTGGACACCATCAGGAAATTCCGCGCGATAGCCCGGCATCACCCGACCCTCTTCCCATAGTTGCAGACAGTGATGATTACCGGCGTGACGCATTTCTGGATTCGGATAGTCGGCACGAGCTCTGCGGACCGCATGACATTCCCGGCGTCGTCGATGAAGAAAATCCCGGTCGCCGTGACTTCGAAGTCGGCATTGCACGTCGGGAAGCTGACCGATTCCTCATAGCCAGAAATCGGCATACGTCGATATCCCGGATATCTGGCCTCGCGGCACCGGCGGTTGTTGTCGACATAGAACAGTCCGAGTTTCATCGACGCTTCCTCGCCGCCTGCACCCGCATCCGGATCAGCGCGACGTTCTCGCGTGGCACATCGCCGATCCACGGCATGTTGGGATAGATCAGCCGTTTGTAGGATCGGAAGACCGATCTGATCCGCAAGAGTCGGCGCATAAGGGCGCCGCTTACGTTCTCTCGATGGAAATGCATGAAGGCGCTGTCGGGCCGAATCCGCATGGCGGGCCTCATCTGCCGTTGGCCATAACGCATGTGTAATCGTCAGCATATCTTCCGCTGATGCTGACTAACTGGCCCTCCCTGATCCAGCCTTTGCTCCTCATTTCCTCCACCACTCCGCCGTAGGTCAGAGGGAAGCCGGCGGCATCGCACGCCTTTTTGGTGTCGAAGCTTCCGACCCGAACCATCGGTTCCCGGTTGAAGATCAGCATGAGGATGAAGATGTGTTTCATCGGGCGTTCTCCTGAGCTCGCGCTGCGACGCGTGGCAGTTCCGGCATTAACATTTCTTGGTGAGGTGGGGAAGGCCGGTCTTTCGGCAGCGCTCTCTCTTACCCGGGTTCTGAGCTATTGGCGTCGCGTCTTCCGCCGGCGCCAAGCGGGACCCGCACCCGCGACCTCTGCCTACTCGACCGTTTCGTCTGCCTGCAACGCTTCCGAGAATCGTACCGGGAGCCGGCATAGTCGGAAGAGCGCCGCCCCTTCGGTGGGTCGCTACGGACATCATCCGTTTCCCACTGCGATCCCCGCTACGGGCGGGACCGGACTGCAACACCAGAGCTCCGGAATCTCTCTGGCTCGCTATCGCCGGCCCCGCCCTTCCGGGGTGTAAGCAAATCGGTTTGTCCGGCCTACCGCGGATGCGGCCGACGCGCAAGACCGCGACCCTTCGCCAGTTTCCGTTTCGGCCAGACCGTTTTGCGTTTCGGCATCGGTCTCGACATCCACCATTGTTTCGGCTTCTGGCCTTTGGCGCGCCGTCGCTCCTTTTTCCGCTTCCCGATATCAGATCCCGCCGTCGTCGCACCGAGCCCCGAAGTCTTCCGCCTGGCGTGAGAAATGTGTGCATAAGCATCGAGGTGGTCGACGGAATGCTGTGGCGGATCGTAATCGCTGCCGTCGGCATTGATGTCCCGAAGGATCAACGCGGGCTCGTGATCGAAATGCGTCCGCCGCCCCCGCTCGACAAACACCGGCTCCCCGCAGCCGCACTTACAGGTCCCGTTTTGTCGGCGACACACCGCCCGACGCGTCGCGATCGGCACCGGTTTCCGCTTCGGCCGGCTCAACGCGCCCGCTCTCGTTTCGCCTTAGCCCGCCGCGCCTTCCGATTGGTAGGCTCGAGCTTGCCGAGCTTCGGCAGTTCCCGCGGTGCCGGCGGTATCTTGCGCTCCGCCGCAGCCTTGGCCTCATCGATCAGAAATTGAGCTCGGTCGATCGTGTTGCATCGCGCCAGATCGACGGCAAGCGCATCGAGCATGATGAAGACGGTTCGGTCTCTCACAGGATGCTCCCCCAAGCTGCAACGGTCGACGTGCGCCTAACGGTCGACCAGCGTTAGAAGGGGAAGGCGAGATTTACGGATGTTTCGGGAACCGAACCCCGCCAGCCTGCGCAGAACTGCTCTAAACCCTTGACCCGTCAGATTCAACGGGCGATTCCGGATCGGGGACTGTCCGGACCCTTGTCGAATGGGTAAGCAGCCGTTAGGCGGCAAGAAAATCTCGCGTGTCGAGCTCGAGCGCGAGGAGTTACCGAAACCGCATCACGCGAAACTGCGAGGGGAGCTCAATCCCCGCGGCACCCTCCGCATGGCGCGCGGCCTGACCGAACAGGAATTGAAGGCGCTGACAGAAGCGCCCCGCGGTCCCGGCGTCGATCCCGTCATTGAGGATTTTGCCGAATACTCCGTTGGCCGATCGCTACGCTGGGTGAACTCCGGCGAGCACCCGCTGACCCTGGCCTATCACCAGGGCCGGATTACCTTCGAACAGTTCTGCGCCGGCGAACACCTGCGAACCTTATGCGAACGCCTGAACAGCAGCGGACGCGACAGCACAGATCTCGAGCGTGTCAGAGGCGGCGGACAACAGACGCCGTGGTCGCGGGCGCAAGCCGAATCAGCACAGGAAATCGGAAGGATCAAACAGCGTCTCTCCCGAGCCGATTACACGATTTGCAGAAAATTTTGTGGTGAGGGTTACACGATGGTTGAGGCGGTACGTGCGGCACGTATTCGCTTCGACAAAAACCGCGTAACGGCGCGCGTTTGTGATGCGCTGGACGCGCTCGCCGGAAAACCGAAAAAGCGTTCGGCCGGTCGCAAGAAGCAGGGCCGAACAAAACCGAGACGCTTGACAGATTCCGCAGAAAAGCTTTAGCGATTCTGCCATCACGGATTTTTGCCTCCGTCAGAGGATTTTTTCGGTTCGACGTGAATTGTGAGCAAGGACGCGACAAGCGAAGGCCAAAGCGGGACCAGATCCCCTGATGAGCCGAAGAAACGTCGGGGTCCCTATCGCAAGAAACGAGCGCCGAAGCTCAGAGGCAAAAAGGGTACGACGGGACGCCCGCCGCACCAGCCGACGGAAGAGACCATCGCTGCCGTCGAGCGTTATGTGCAGTTGAAGTACAAGCGATCGGTGATCGCGGACTTCCTCGACATCGACGAAGACACTCTCGCCAAGCACTACGGTCCGCAGTTGCGGATGGCGAAGGGCAAGCTTCTGAAGTCGGCGGCAGATGCCCTCTATCTCAACATCCTGAAGGGCGAGCAGAAGGCGATCGAGTTCGCACTTCGGATGCTCGGCCGCGGCAAGGACTTCGAAGACCCTTGGGACGATCGTCTCGCCTTGACCGGACCAGATGGACGGGGCCTGTTCGACAATCTCGACCTGACGAAGTTGTCGGATGAACAGTTCGCCACCCTCCAGGACCTTCTCCGCTCAATCGGCCTTGCTATCCCGCGTGATGCTGGAGAGGCAGCGTCGCGAGGCTCTGAAGAGGGACCAGCACAACAGGACGCGTGAGGAGCTTCTTCAGGAAAGCCGCGACCGCTGCAAAACACTGGTCGGGTTTATCCGCGAGGCCTGGCATGTCCTCGAGCCCCGCGCCGAATTCATCCTGTCGCCGCACATCGAACTGATCTGCGCACACCTCGAGGCGGTGACGCGCGGCGAGATCACGAGACTGATCATCGAGATTCCGCCGGGCTGCATGAAGAGCCTGATCGTGTCGGTGTTCTGGCCGGCATGGGAATGGGCGATGGGCTATTCGACCTATCGCTATCTCTGCACGTCCTACGAAAAGACCCTGACCGATCGCGACAACGATCGCTGCAAGGCGCTAATCGAGTCGGACTGGTACCAGGAGCGCTGGCCGCTCATCGAATTAACGACCGCCGGCGTCTATTCGTTCCAGAACACTGCAACGGGCTGGCGCCTCGGCGCACCGTTTGCTTCGCTGATGGGAAAACGCGGCGACCGTCTCATCATCGACGATCCGCTGTCGGTGAAGACGGTCGAATACAAGAACCAGCTTGCCGAAGTGACGCGTCTCTTCCGCGAAGGCGCGTTGAGCCGACTGAACAGCCTGACGAAGTCGGCAATGGTCGGTATCTGGCAATGCACCGGACCGCGAGACATCGGCAGGGTCTGGCGCGAAGTCGTGCCGGATACCGTGGTTGTCATGCTGCCGATGACATTCGAGAAGTCGCGCCGCTGCGTCACCAGATGGGGCGCCGATTGGCGCAAGGAGGAAGGCGAGCTTCTGGAACCGATACGCTTCCCCCGGGAAGCGGTCGAAGCGCAGAAGAAGGGCTTGGGCCCGCACGCCTACGCCGCACAGTATCAGCAGCGCCCGACGGCCCGCGAAGGCGGGATGTTTCAGCGCAAATGGTTCGACGGCAAGATCATCGATCGCGTTCCCGCGGATGCGAAGATCACGCGCCGTGTCCGGAAATGGGACCTCGCCGCCTCGGCGCCGTCGGACAGCACCGATCCGGATTTCACCGTCGGGCTGAAGATGTCGACCGACGACACCAGCTACTACATCGAGAACGTCAACCGGTTTCAGAAGTCGGCGCATGAAGTCCGAAAGGAAGTCAAAGCGACGGCCGAGATCGACGGCAAAGAAACCCACATCCATCTGAACGAGGACCCCGGCCAGGCCGGCAAGGAACAGGCACAGAGCTACATCGCGATGCTCGCCGGCTGGCGCGTCAGAGCCGATCGGGAAACCGGCGACAAAGGCACCCGGGCCGAACCCTTCGCCGATCAATGCGAGGCCGGCAATGTCTACCTGGTCCGCGGCGCCTGGAACGAGGAATTCATCGATGAGCTCTGCGCGTTCCCAAAAGGACACGATGACCAAGTCGACGGCGGCGCCGGAGCGTTCAACTATTTGAGCTCGCGCGCATCGGACGGCTTCTTCGACATCGAAAAGCTGCGCTTCCGCGGCCAGCCCGTCACACCGCCGCGGCTGCTCGACAGTGTGTTCGCCGTGATGTTTTCCGGCGTGAAGACCGGCAGGGACAACGATAGCGCCGGCATCGTCTATTTCGGTCGCCGCAAGGTCGGCGGGAACGCGCTGACAATCCTTGATTGGGATCTCGCACCGGTCGGAACAGCACTGTCGGAACAATGGCTGAAGCGTGCCGTCGGCAGACTCGTCGAACTCGCAAGGCCGGCGCAGACAAGGCCGCTCGGTATCTTCGTCATCAACAAGGAGACCGGCGCCGTCGTCTATCAGCATGGCGCCCGCTGGCGCCTGCCGATCCTGCCGATCAACGACGCGATCGCGAACATCGGTATTGCCGAACGTGCCACCGCGGTTGCGGCCTATCTCGAGCGCGACCTGATAAAGATCGCGCAGCCGGCCGACGACAAGGTCATCGATTTCGGCGGACAGACCCGGAATTTCCTGCTCGACCACATCGAGACATTCCGGATCGACGAAAAGAAGGACAGCAAGGAGCCCGGCGATTTGCTTTGCGCCTTCCTGCTCGGCGTCGTGCTCGCACTTGGGAATCCGGAGGGCTATTGATCCGGCCGCTGAAGCCAGACCGAATCCCGTGCTGCGTCATCGGATGCGGAAGGACGGCGTCGAAGGAATGGGCCGGCAACAACACCGAGATTATCTGCGGTCCGCATTGGCGGATGGTCAACAAGCATCTGAGGTCGCGGTACCGGCGTTGCTGGCGTCTGATCAAAAAGGCCCGCGCGCGGAACAGCGAAGTCGCCTTGCGATATCTCTACCGCGTCGAGAACGAAGTCTGGGAAAAGATCAAAGCCGACGCGAACAACGTCGCGGTCGGTATCGGATAGATGAGAGCAAGAGGCCGAAGGATCGAAGCTTTAACCCGGGTTGTGCCGGCAGAGATCCAGAGGCATGAAAATTCCGATCGCATGATCTGGAATGGCGGGCGAGCACAACATCGCCCGCTTCGGTCTCTCAGAAAGGCGACACGATGCTGATTTGGGTCTATGCCCTTGTGATGGTCGCGAACTGCCGCGTTCCGGACGTGCTGCCGCGGGTCCATCAGTGCAGCATCGAGTTCGCCTATTTCCCGACCAAGCGCAAATGCCTCAGTGGTCGCGATGCGCTGGTGAACTTTCAATACCGGCGTGGCGACGAGTGGGGGCGCTGGCTTGCCTATCATGCGCGGTGCGAGCACGAGCGCGTCGGGCCTGAAACGCCTGGCTTCGGTCTTGCCGGAATCGTTCCGGGCTGATGTCGAAAACGTCCGTCATCGGTCCCGCAAATCTCGGGACCTCGCTCCAAAGTTTCATCTGCACCGACGAGCTCCAGCCCGGAGCGCAACCGTCCTACGAAATGTGCAAGGTGATATTCGAATATCACCCGCTGGGTGCGAAGATCGCGCGCTTCCCGATCAAGCTGGCGCTGTCGCAGGCCCGCGAAATCTCGATCACCGGCGGCCCGGAACAGGATCTCAAAGAGGCCTTCGAAAAGGAATGGAAGGCGCTCGAGGTCAAGAAGCACATCCTGAACGTCAAGACGATGTCGCGGGTGTACGGCATTTCATCGGTCTGCCTGATGGCAAACGGCATCGATCCGATGGAACCGCTGCCCTATGACAGGCTCGCCGAGCTCGCCATCAGCTTCAACATCCTCGACGCGCTGAATACTGCGGGCTCGCTGGTCTTGAACCAGGACCCGAACTCCGTCGATTTCCAGAAGGTCGACGGCATCGCGATCGCCGGGACGGCCTATCACCGCTCCCGCGCCCATGTCGTCATGCACGGCGACCCGATCTATATCAGCTACACGCCGTCGGCTTACGGCTTCACCGGCCGAAGCGTCTACCAGCCCTGTCTCTATCCGCTGAAGTCCTTCATCAGTTCGATGGTGACGGATGACATGGTGGTCAAGAAGGCCGGCCTGCTCGTCGTCATGATGCAGACGGTCTCATCGGCCGTCGACTGGATCGCGGAGAAGTTCGGCTCGATCAAGCGCAATCTCCTGAAGGAAGCGGAGACAGAGAACGTTCTGCAAGTCGGCGAGAAGGATAAGGTCGAGACGCTGAACATGCAGAATCTCGACGGCGCCTTCGGCAATTCGCGCCGCAACATCCTCGAAAACATCGCGTCCGGCGACGACATGCCGGCGGTGATGCTGAACAACGAGACCTTCGCGCACGCGTTCTCGACGGGGTCAGAGGATGCGAAATATGTCGCGCACTACATCGACGACAAGCGCGAGGAAATGGAATCGCTGTTCGCCTGGTTCGATCTGATCGTCATGCACCGCGCCTGGAACAAGCAGTTCTATAAGTCGCTTCAGGCGAAGTTCCCGGAGCAGTACGGCGGCGTCGATTACACGACGTTCTTCTATGAGGCGAAGAATTCCTTCAAGACGAAATGGCCGAATCTCCTGACGGAGCCGGACAGCGAGAAGGCAAAGAAGCACGACTTCCTGATGCGGTCGACGCTCGCCGCGGCCGAAGTCATCATGCCGGCGTGCGATCAGCCGAACAAAGCGACCGTCGTCGAGTGGGTCCAGTCGGTTATCAACGAGCAGAAGGAATTCTTCCCGGCTGAGCTCCATCTGGAAATCGCGGACATCGCGACCTATGAACCGCCGACGCAGATGACCGAACCCGGCGAACCGAAGGCGACGCCGTATTCGCACGCCGACAGCAGTGATCGCTGGCCGCACGTCGTCGCCGAAATCAGGAAGCTTCCGGCCAGGCCCTGATGGTTGCCCGGAGCTATTCCGATGTTCTCCGCGCGGCGATCAACGATCTTGTCGAGCACGGCTTCGACAGCCAGGAGCGCGTCGATCGCTGGCTGAAGGCAATCAAAGAAGCAGCGGAAAGGACGCTGACACCGGAATACGAGCTCGAGCGGCAGCTTCGAATGGTGCTCGAGGAGACCTATCGCAAGCTCATCGATCGCGGCGGCATCCTGGCGATGCATCGCGGAATCGAGCGCTTCACCATCGAGCGGGTCCGCCCGGCACTTCGGGCCGAAGTCGATCGCCGCATCATGGCATCGGCCGGTCTGATCCGACTGAACCGCGACCAGATGATGGCGAAGACGCTACAGCGCTTCCAAGGCTGGGCGACATCGATCCCCGCCGGCGGAACCGATGTGGCGAAACGCGCCGAGACCAGGGCGCAGATCGCCAAACCGCTTGGGCTGGTGAAGTTCGAAGAGCGCCGCGTGCTCATCGACCAGTCGCACAAGATGACGGCCGCGATTTCCGACATCCTCGCCAGAGACGGCGGCGCCATTGCCGGGATGTGGCATTCGAACTGGCGGACGCCGCACTACAATTACCGCGAGGACCACAAGGAACGCGACGAGCAGATCTTCATGCTCCGCGGGAATTGGGCCCTGGCACGCGGGCTGGTGAAACCGGGTCCGATGGGTTTCTACGATCAATACACCGCGGTCGGTGAAGAGATTTTCTGCCGCTGCTGGATGCAGTGGTTCTATACGGTATCGGCGCTTTACCGCGCGGCGCCGGACATGCTGACAAAGAAGGGACTCGAATCCCTCGAAGCGGTCAGAAAGGAACTGTCGAGATGAATGAGAGATGGAGCGACGAGCAGCTTACCGTGCTGAAGGCGCTGCACGCCGAGGACAAGAGCTTCAGCACGATCGGCCGCGCGATCGGAAAATCGCGTAATGCAGTCGCCGGAAAGCTGTATCGGCTGAAGGCCGAGAAAAAATCCGGGGAGCTCGCGGCATGAAGGTGCTAGCCCTGATCTACATGCTGGCGGCGCACCTGACTGTGATCGGTGCCGCGCTGGCGCACATACACTGAATTCGCCGCGAGGCGTCCGATGCATCGGCCGGTTCCGGACAGTTCCGGGCCGATGTTGCCCTTAGCTGGGTACTCCCCGACTTGATGCCATGCCGGCGGGTAACGACGCCGGCATGGCCTTTTTAAGGGAACGCCGATGCCACGAAACGCCGTCGCCTTTGAAGTCTCGAGCCAGGACAACGCCGACGCTCATCGCCCCCGCGCCTATTGGTTCATGCGCAACCAGGCCGACATCAAGATGGGAATCGGCCACGCCTGTCCCTGCGGCTGCGGGATGCAAAGCGCGATGTGGTTCGAAGGCCTTGCCGACGCCGGCGGTCCGGAGTGGAAGATCGTCAAACCGTTTCCGCAGGCGACGCTGTCGCCATCGATCGGAATCGGGAAAGACGAGGTAACCGGCAGATATCATTGGCACGGCTTTCTTGAAGACGGCGTCGAAAGATGATCCTTCGCCTCGCCGATCCGATCGTCCATCAGCGCCAGCCGACAGACCGGTGCTGTCTCGCGACATGCTTCGCGATGGCACTCGGCATTCCTGTCGAAGAGCTCGGGATCAATCTCGAGCAGGATTTCGAGCCGGAGCAATTCGGGCCCTGGCTCGCCGAACGCGGAATCTGGCTTCGGATTGGCGATAGAGGCGAGCCGCTGACATCCGGGCTTTACGTGCTCGGCGTCATATCGCTGAACGACAAGGGCGGCGAACACGCGATCCTTCTCGACGGCCGCGCCGGCGCAACCAAGGTGTTCGATCCGAACGCCGGCAACCCGGGGAAAGAGCACTACAGTTCTACGATCCTGTTGGAGTCCAACATGATCGATTTCTGCGAGCTCGTTGCCCGCCGGCCAGACACCGCCGGCGCGCCGCCGGCGGACGATCTCGACAGCCGACTTGACGGCATTCAGGCAGAAGTCGAATCGCTGCTGAAATTGATGGAGACGATTTGATGCCTCTGACGGCCAAAGGCGAAACGATCATGGCCGCGATGCAGAAGAAATACGGCGCCGAAAAAGGCGAGCGGGTCTTCTATGCATCGAGAAACAAGGGGCTGATCACTGGTGTCGACGATTCGGAACCCGTGCGCGACGACATGAGCGACGGGGACTGGAAGGAGCTTCGGGGTCTCCTGGACAAGTTTTTCTCGGAAGAAGAGCGGGAGACCGAACACCGCGAAGATAGTTTTGCCAGGCTGGACTCCGCGCATCGTCGCCTCGATGCGGTCATGCTCGAAATAACGAAGGGATAGCCGATGCCGCAAAACACTTCCGTCGGTGTGCGCAACATCACGTACCCGCTGACACCGCCGACGCCGTTCCCAACAACACTCGCCGCGGGCGCGACCTGGAACAGCGGGTTGCTCCGCAATCGCACGCTGAACCCGAATCTGACGTTCTGCATCACGAGCGATCAGAATGGCACCGCATCGATCCAGCGTTACGGCGACACCGCTGGGCTGGCACCGGTCGGCCCGGCGATTCCGCTGAACGTCGTCGCCAATGAGCCGGCATCGCTGTCGGTGACGGACGGCGCGCCGTACCAGACCTTCATAGTCACCTTCGAAAATACCGGAGGGGTCGCGGCGAACATTTCGAACTGCGTCCTTCTCGCCGGCCCACACTGAGGGAGCATGACATGAAAAGACTTTTTCTCGCCGCACTTGCGGCGTGCCTGCTCGCGCCCTCGTTCGCCGATGCGCAGGTCGCCGGATCGCCGGTCCAGATCCAGGACCCGTCGACACTGAAATCCGCGACGGTCAATTCCGACGGCTCGCTCAAGGTCAATATGAGCGGCGGTGGCGGGACCTTCTTGCCGACGAATTCATCGGGTGCCTATTCCGCGGTGACGATCGGAACGACGGCCTCGACCATCATCACGGCCGGGGCCTGCAAGGTCTTTTGCGACATCGTCAACGACAGTCCGACGGCGACGATCTGCATTTCCGTCGGCTCAACGGCGACCATTACCGGCAGTGCCTGCGCCGCCGGCGAAATCACGATCCCGCCGCTTTGGCACCGGTCCTGGGAAGGCAGCTATGTCCCGTCCGATGCGATCTCCGCGATTGCGAGCTCGAGCAGCACACCCGGCGCCGTAGGAGCAAAATAACGTGAGACAGATCCTCGAATTCGGCCGTCGCTCGCTCGATGCACTGACCAAAGGCCTCGGCGCCTGGCGCTCCGCCGGCGTGCTGGCTTCCGCGATCGTCGCCGCTTCAGTGATGATGGCCGATTACAACGGCCCGGTCTGGAACGCCAATATCGTTTACGTCCAGATGTCGACTGGCAGCGGCGTGACGGACGTCACCAATATCGACAACGCCGTCATCGCGGCTGGGAACGCTGGCGCGGTGTTTTTCCCGGCAAACCAGACCTACACGATCGGCGGTTGCGGTGTCGGCATTCCGGGCAGCACGACAGTTCTGCCGGCGCTTCTGGATCTCAGGGGAAGCACACTGAAGTTGACCGGCTCCGTCGCGACGACGACAACGGCCTCCGGTTCGACCGGTATCGTCCATTCCGGCGATACGACGGTCAATCTGGTCAGTGGCGGCCATACGCTGTTCTGTGTCGGCGACAACGTCTTCATCCGCGATGCCAGCTATGCCAACAATGATTACACCTATCCCGACATAATTTCGGCGTGCGGCACGTCCGTCGCTGGCGCGCCCTGCACCAGCGACACGCTGACGCTCAAATATGGCGTATCTTTTGCGCAAGGCGGTCCGACCGCTGCTGGTTCCGCCGTCATCGAGCGCGTCGATCTTCCGCTTCAGTTCGGAAGCGGTCCGAGCTCGCCGCTGACCGGAAACATCCGGATCACGAATGGCGTCTTCGGCGGCAATAGCTCGAACCGCTCGGCGCAGTCGCAGAACTGGTCCTACGGCAATCTGGTCTTTATCAATTCCATCACGGGCCGCGCCGTCGTCGACCACAACATTTTTCAGAATTCGAGCGTGAATGGGCTCGAAATCGACAACGCAAGCTACGCCAGGGTCGCCGACAATTATTTCACCAACATCGCTGGAAACGGCTCGTGGCCCGGCGGCAACGGCACGATGGTCGATTTCGAGGAGTCGGGAAACCACTTCTACAAGGTCTACCAGTTCACCGGCTCGACGCTGCCGACTGTCGCGGAATACGGCCACACCTTTGCGACCGGCGCGATGTCGACCTCGACCGGCGCGACCCGGGCTGTGATCTCAAACAACATCGTCGATACGTCGACCGGGTATTGCTTCAACACCGTCTCGGCGTCGTATGACACTCAATATGTCATCGCGGGGAACGTTTTTTATCACTGCGATATGGGGGGCTTCGACATTGCGGGCGGTGGCTACGCCGTCGTTACCGGAAACCTGGTCCAATCGAGCGGTCATGACACCCCGTATGTGACAAGCGCCAAAGAAGTCACGAAGGTCACAGGCACCGCGGTCACGGTTATAACGGGTAACGAGTTCTACGATTCCGTTCTGAACCTCGTGAACGATGCCCAACAACTGACCGTTGCTGGCAATCTTTTTGACGATGTCGATCTGTCGAATACCCATCGCTCGACAAACACGAACATCCTCGCCGCGCTCTGGCTTTCAAATGCCAGCACCTACGGCGGCGTCGCGTCGATCATCGGAAATACGTTCGTCAATCCGCAGGGCAACATCACCGACGCGCTCGACGACATTCGCCTCCAGAATGCCGAACACGTAACGGTCTCCGGCAATGAAGTCTATGGCGGCTGGATCGGACTCTATCTGAGCGGCGGGACAGATATCACGGCGAATGGCAACAACTTCGTCGACCAGTCCAACAACAACAGTTCCTACCAGAACGCCACCGCAATCCTGGCGAGCTCGATCGCACTGACGAACGTATCGTTGGCCGGCAACAGCATTTTTAACGACAATTCCTCGACCTATGTCTGGCAGGCGATCGATGTCGGAAGCCCCGCTTCGTTCACGAACGTCGCGATCAAGGGCAACATCATCGATGCCTCGGTGGCGGCGTCCAACACGACCGGCGGCATCCGGTGCGGCAGCGAGACCGGCGCCGGCCTGTCGATCTCCGCAAACGTCATAACGATGCCGAGCACGACGCCGGCGGCGATCAACTGTCCGTCGCTGACCAGTGCCGCGGTTGTCGAGTGGAACAAGATGTACCCGACGGCCGTCACCTTTCATCAGGGTTCCGCGGCGGGTGTGCAAAACGAAATCACGGGGACATTCACGCTTTCCAGCGGGACGGTCAGCGTCACCGGCCTGCCGTTCGCGTCGAACACGACCTATAGCTGCTTCGCCCAGGACACCACGGCGCTGAACCCCGTAAAGATGGTACCGACCAGCGGTTCGGCGGCGACCGTGACCGGTACCGGCAGCGATGCCGGCGTCTACGATTGCAAGGGCTCCTGACATGACCGAAACGATTGTGAAGCATCGCCGCGAAATCCTGACTTGCCTCTGTCTCTGCGCCGCCGTCGCGCTGATCACATGGAAGACCAGCTATGAAGCCGGCTGGAGGCACGGCAGGGATTATGGCGAAGCGCAGACGCTGATCGCAGACACGGCGCTGATCGGGAACAATGCCGTTGCGGCGGCACCAGGGTTCGTCAGGCCGGATTTCATGCGGCGGTTCCGCGACAGAACGATCCCGGCGCGCGGCAACACGACGACGGAAATCCGGCGTTGACAGTCCGCGGCGCCGGCGTGCTGTTCCTGGCGCCGGACAACAAGGTTCTCTTTCTGAAGCGGTCGCAGACCAGCGACTTCCCGGGCTTCTGGTGTCTGCCCGGTGGCGCCATCGAGCACGGCGAATCCGCGGAAGAATGCGCGGCGCGGGAATGCGAAGAGGAAATTGGGCGCCGGCCCAAAGGACAGTTGTTGTTTCTGGCGCGGTCGATCCTGCAACCGCTGCCCCCGCCGACGATCGACGATGCTCCGCCGCCGGTCGCGCCTGATCCCGTCGACTTCACGACATTCGTCGATGTCGTCAGCGAAAAGGATGCCGGCTTCGTCCCGAAGCTGAACGCCGAGCATGTCGGCTTTGCCTGGGCGCCGGCGGATCAGCCGCCGGAACCGCTGCATCCCGGCGTCAAGATCGCGCTCGACAGAATGACGATGGACGAGCTCGGCATCGCCAGGGCCATCGCCGCCGGCGAACTGACGAGCCCGCAGCGCTACAAAAACATCTGGCTGTTCGCGATCCGGATCACCGGAACCGGGCAGTCTTTCCGTCCGAAGTTCAACGAATTCGTCTGGCGCGATCCGACGCTCTATCTCAACGATGAGTTCCTGGCGCGCTGCAACGGGCTGTCGGTGATCTGGGAACATCCGCCCGGCGCGACATTGACGACGAAGGAATATCGAAAGCGCGTCATCGGCGCCATCATGTTGCCCTATCTGAAGGGCGACGAAGTCTGGGGCATCGCCAAGATCCATGATCTCGACGCCGGCAACAGGCTTGCCGATCCCGACGAGGTCTGGTCGACATCGCCAAGCGTGCTGCTCGGCAACAAGGCCGATCCGGATCAGCGCTTTCATGACGACAAAGGCCGTACCTGGCTTGTCGAAGGAAAAGCCGTTTTGCTCGATCATATCGCCATCTGCGGGCAAGGCGTTTGGGACAAAGGTGGCGATCCAGAAGGCGTTCCGAATGAAACTCGTGGAGACTCTGTCATGACGGAAGAGGAAAAGAAGGCGGCCGAAGACCGGGCTCGGAAGGACGCCGAAAGAGACGCAAAGCTCGATAAGGTCGCCGACACCATTAGCAAAGTGGCTGATGCCGTCGGCGGTGTGGTTGGCCGCATGGATGCTCTGCACGCGCGCATGGACGCCGTCGAGCAGAAAGACAAGGCCCGTGACGACGCCGAAAAGGCGCGTGACGACGCCGCGAAGGCCCGCGACGACGCCAAGCATTTCTCGAAGCGTCGCGATGACGACGACGACGACAAATACAAGTCGCGTCACGATTCCGAAGAAGGCGAGCTCGCCGCCAAATTCGAGAAGGAAGGCGAACCGAAGGAAAAGGCCGCCGATCGCGCCAAACGCGCCCGCAAGGACGCCGAAGAGTGCGAGAGCAAAGAGCGTGACGACGCGGCGAAGAAAGCCCGCGACGACGCCGCCAAAGCCGCGGCCGATGCAGCGGCCAAAGCCGCCCGCGATGATTCCATCGCCGGTCTGGCGACACGCATCGATGCGATCGACAACCGGACAAAACCGCGGACGCCGGAAGAGCGCGCGGCTTTCGCACAGGTGCAGGCCAGGGCCGACGCCGTCTATCTGGCGAATGGATCTCAGGCCAGAGCGCCGATGCCGGGCGAAGATCTGGCAAACTATCGGCGCTCGCTCGCCGCTGGTCTGAAGCAGTACAGCGAGGAATGGAAGGACACGAAACTGTTCGATGTCTCGGACTTCCCGATCGCTGACGAAGCGACCTTCACCGCAGTCGAGACGAAAGTCTACGAAGCGGCGAAGGCACATGCACGCCGTCCCGGCGGGCATCCCGATGGGCGGCTCCGCGAGGTCCGCAGCACGGAAAACGGGCACACCGTCGTCGAGTTCTTCGGCGACACGCGCGCCTGGATGGATCCATTCGCCGGCGTCGGACAACGTGCCGTCGGCGACTGGAAGGGCAAAAATCTCGGCCGCGGGGGTAACTAACCATGACTGCGAACGTTCCTTTCAACCCGCTCGGCACGACGGTTGCCGGCGGCGCCTTCGTCACCGATTCGTATGGACTGGTCCAAGGCCAGGTCTATCCCGAACCGGCAAAGGTCTACCAGAAGGCCTCCGGCTATCTGTCCTCTTCGGAAACCCTTCCGATGTGGGCCGGCGTCGGCATCTATGTCGACATCCCGCTGGGCGGTGTCACCAACCCGCGCTCCGCTCTTGGCGGTGCCGTCGGGCGCGCGACATCCGTCGCTTTGATCAACGGCTTCTCGGTGTGGTCGTATGCACAGATCATCACGCCGCAAAGTCCGGTGCCGCTGGCGCCGTCCTATGGCCAGGTCGAGTTCTACAAACTCGGCAGCGGCCAGCGGATCGCCGTCAAGGCAACACCGGGCATCGCCGCGCTGAAGGGCTCGCCGATCAACAGCAAGGTCTCCTGGGACTACAACAACCAGCAGCTTGTGCCGTACAGCAACACGACGGTCTCTTCCGGCACTTACACGTCCGGAACCGGCGCCGTCTCGTTGACCACGGCGGCGGCGCATGGTCTCGAGCCCGGCGATACTTTCGAGCTCTCCGCCGTAACCGGAACCGATTCTTACGCCGAACTCGACGGCGAACAGACCGCAACCGCCGGCACCACGGGGGAAACCCTGAACTTCACCGGCCCGACAGGCCTCACGCTCACCATCACTGGTGGCACCGTCAGCAATGCCGCGCTGAACGTCCTCGTCCTTGATATCCTCACGACGAACTGCATGGTCGTCGATTGGGATGGTACCAATGCGACGTGGAACTACGACGGCATGGCCGCCATCATCCAGATCTAAGGAGGCCAGGAGCCAATGACCATCCAAGCACCGTCTTTTGTCATCACGCATCCCTCGTTCATCGAACCCGAGTTGCTGACGCAGATCAGTCAGCCGTCGGGCTTCATCGATCTGCTCGAGGGAAGCTCGATGCGGGTCCGCCTCGCCGAAGATGACCTCTACGTCTACATGAAGACGTTGAACGTCAGAACGAAGGCCGCGGCGGGACAGACCGCGTTCAACGAACTGCCCGGCGTCGACATCGTGGCCGATTACATCTCGACGGCGACCTATCAGCTTCAGGTCGCCGCCCAGTACAATCACCACGACGTCAGGGCCGGCAGCAATTGGGGCTTCCCGGTTCCGGAAGCCTACCGTCTCGGCGGGCGCCAGGCGCATTATCTTCTCGCCCGCGACGCTTGCCTCTACGGCATGAACCCTCAGCTTAACGAGGGCATCATCAACGCCCCCGGCGCGATCTCGCTCAATCTGCCTCCGGACAGCTTCGGCAACGATACGCTGGTGACCTACGACAACGGCCAGTTCGCGTTCTTCATCGCGCAGCAGATCCAGCAGATGAAGACCCGGACGTTCCAGATGGGAATCGGCCGCGAGTTCACGATCCTTGGTCCTCAGCGCGCTCTCGGGCCGTTCGAGTACAACATCGTCGAGCTCGTGCAGTACCAGCGTCCCGGCGCCGGTACGGTTTCGACGAAGGGCACGATCGACGACATCCTTATGACCAATAAGGACAAGCTGAACTGGGTCTACGACGACACCCTGATCGGTCAGGGCCAGGGCGGCGCCGATCTGATCATCATCGACATGCCGAAGGTCGAGAACCCGAAGCCGATGGGCGTCATCGACACCAACGTCTTCCAGAAGCTCAACCCCAACAATCCGACGTGCGTCACCCAGTATTCCGACATGGCCGCACCGCGTGAAATCCTCTCGCCGGCGCCTCGCGGCATGACGGACATGCTCCAGGAATGGCGCATCACGTCCGGCTGGGGCGTCCGCTCCACCGTAATCACGCTGTTGTCGGCGGTCTATTCGGACTAACCGATCCCCGCGTTTCTAGCCCCAAGAAGCAACGGAGACTTCAACATGAAACTGTACGTCGCAAACCCGACTCGCCAGACGAAGAAGTTCTATTTCCGGCTGGACTTCGACAAGCAAGGCGAGTCCGTCGACCAGAAGGGCGTCCTGCCCCGCATGGTCGAAATCAAGCCGGGAAGACAGGAACCAGTCGGCGGCGATCTTGCCCATAAGATGGTCGCCGACTCCATCGTCAGACAGCTAAAGCGCTACGGCGCGATCGATGTCAGCGATGTCAATCGGATGGTGCGCTATACCGATTATGTCTTCAGCTATGACCGCCCGGTGCCGAAGAACGCCATCGACAAGGCGTTGCGGTTCAACAGCGGTCTCAAGACCGCCGAAGGCCGCAAGCGCCGCGAGCTCGCCGCCATCACGACCCAGGATCTCATGCAGGCCGACGAGACTAGGGTGTCGATGGAACAACTCGACACCACGGGCACCGTCGATCGAGACGGGCCGATGCTGGCCGAAGGCTATGATGTCGACAGCACGCGATCGGCCGAAGAAGTCGCGTCGCTGCGCGGCAAGACCGGCCTGAAACCGGAAATCAGCAAGCGCCGCCAGAAGCAATTGGCGCAAAGTGCCAACTCCTAATCCGGCAACGCTCGCCGGCTTTCAGGCGTGGGCGAACACAAACGGCATCAGCTTTACGATCCTCCCCCAGGACTCACCGTTCTGGGGGTGGGCCTTCAATGTCGCCGTCGACATCGTCAGCCCGCGCTTTCTCCAAGTCTCCTGCGATATCTATGTGCTGATGGTCTACAATCTCGCCGGGTCGAACCTTCTGAACTTCGCACAGGACCCGCCGGATGCGCCGCAGTACAAGAACGGCAAACCGTATTTCGAGTACATGCGGGAGAAGTACAACATCCTGGGTCCGGTCAGCGGCGTCGTGCAGTCCGCCGGCGATCAAGGCACATCAGCCGGTCTTGAAGTACCGCAGGCATTGAAGGATCTCACGCTCGCCGATTTGCAATATCTCAAGGACCCCTTCGGGCGGGTCTATCTGCAATTCGCGCAGCGGCAGGGCTCGCTGTGGGGTCTGTCGTGAAGCTGAAGCTCCGCTTCGGTGTCATCGACATGCCGTATACGCACAGTCAGAAGCCGAAAAGGCCGGCGAAGAAGAAATCGAAGAAGGCCAAGGTGCAGAAAGCGGCCGATCCGGTGACAACCGGCGAAGTCGCTGAATGGCTGGAGCGGAATTACGAAGTCTTCGCCGTCTTCTTCGAAATGCACGAGGCCGAAATCGTCGCCGAAATCGAGACCGGGCTGGCCGACACCGTCGAGGCCTTGATGATGGGGGCGCCGCTGACACTCGATCCGTTCGGCGGTCCGTCGTCTCGGATCACGACGATGTTCAAACAGTTTCTCGCCAATTCGGAAATCGAGACCTATCCCGGCGCCGAATTGCGCGGCCTGCCGACGATCGCATCGGGCAAGACGCCGTACCGGCAGGGCGGCATCAATCACCGCCTCCGGCATCCCTATGCGAAAACAAATCCGCCGCGGCCGTCGCTGATCGACACCGCGACGTTCCAGAATGCCGCTGTAGCGGAGGTGATCGTTGAGCATTGAAGTCTCGACCGCACAACGCGCCGGCAAGAGCCTGGTGACGCACTGGTTCCGTCCCGGCGGCGGCTATGTCGATTACGGCGTCGAACCCGAACGCCGTGGGGCACCGATCGCGGGGGAGGCAGCATGTCTCCCCCCGACGGGAACACCGGACCGCTCGATCCACATGCTCAGAGGCGCCGGCGGCGCGGCGATCCGCATGATGTGGATCGAACGCGAAAAGGCCTGGGCGCGGAGCGGCGGCATCAGGATGGCCTTCAAGGCGTCCTATCTCGCGCATTACGGCTGGTCGTATCTGAATGCCGTCGCTTGACGAAGGCGCCGATGTAGCATCGCCGCTGGACGCCGCCCTGAAGCAGGGCGAGCGGGCGATCTCGGAACAGCAAGAAGTCTGCTTCACGCTTTACGTCCGCGTCGCACTGCCGCTGGACGGCTATGTCTTCTGGGTCAAGTCCGATCTGGTCAGCAAGAGCACTTTGTTCAACGTGATGGGCTTCAACGAAGTCCCGTTGAACACGCCGCAGACCCTGGCGGCGCCGGCGTCGACCTTCACGCAACGCGGCTCGCTGCACTACGCCTCGCGGCGCGACCAGAGGGAAGACCAGAACTTCTCCGTCAATCGGATGGTCTTCACGTCGGAAGGCCCGATCGAAAAGCTCAACCAGGTCGGGCCGAACCAGCTTTGGATCGGCCGCTACAAGGATCTGACTTTCGCCTTCGGTTCGCACGGCCTGCTCTATCGCGCCGCCGGGCTGTGGCACTACGAAGGCGACGCCGTCTATCCCGACACCGCGATCCAGCTTGTCGACGAGCTCAGCGATCTTCAGACCAAGCAGATCGTGTCGAACAGCCTGCCGTTGTGGCTGAAGATGAATTATTACACGCCGGCGTTCTATGAGGCCTTCGGCAACGACATCCCGCTTTATCCGGCGTTTCTGGTTCCGGCCAATCTGACGCCGCCGTGGGGTTCGGTCTTCATCTCGCCGGAAACGACGGAAGCCCTGGCTTCGGCCCCGAGTTTCGACAGCCAGATGAACCGCTGGCAGATCTGCAAGGAAACCGTCCGCATCACGCTGTTCGGCCTGAACAACGACGCCGCGCTGGATTTCGCCGACTTCGTCCAGCAATGGGCAGAGAACAATCCCGACGACTTCGGCATCATGAACATGCCCGTGATCAAGGACCTGCATCGGGTGCAGACCGAGCTCGGCGTCATCGTGCAGAAGAAAGAGATCGTTTTTGAGATCAATTACTTCCAGCAGCGGATGAACCAGATCGCGCGGGCGCTGATCGAGGAATGCATTCCGGAGTTCTTCCCGTCAGGCGCCGGCCCGATTCCGCCGATCGTGGAACAGCCGTCGCTCGATTTTTCCGATCCGGACAACAGCGGCTATCTCGCCGTTTTCGCGGGGGTATAGATGGCGGACGAGACTGTCTCCCTCACCGTTCTTGACGCCTTCAAGAACAAGGTCCCGCTTCAGGCCGAAAGGAACGATGCCGGTCAACTGACGCCGCATTCCGTTCCCGAAATCAACGGCCTGCCGGTGTCGGATTCCAATCCGTTGCCGGTGACGGCGACGCCGCTGTTCACCCCGACGATCCCGATGCCGGCGCCGTCGACACTCGCAGCGGATGACACCTGGGACAGCGGCTTCATTCTCTGCGAAGGGTTTTTGCTGGTGTCGATCGGCGCAGAGTTGTCGCTGACCGGAATCTTGACGGCACAGCGCTACCTCGACACGGCCGGGCGGATTCCAGTCGGCGGTCTTGTGACGATCAACATGCTCGCCGATGAGCCGGCATGGACCGGCTTCGTCGATCGGGTGCCGTTTCAGGCGCTCGCCGTGACGATCCAGAACACCGGCGTTGCCACCGCAAATCTGTCGAATGTCGGCGTGCTCTGCGCCGCTTCTTGAGGAGAACCAGACGATGCAGAACGGAATCCAGGGAAATATGTTCGGGCAGAACCCGAGCGGTAAGCAGATGCCGGTCCAGGTCGATGGCAACGGCTATCTCATCATTTCGGATGAACCGCCGGCGGCGGAACAGACGCAGATCATCGGTGCCAGCGGCAATGTCGCCAATGCTGCCGCGGTGGCAACGTTGGCCGCAGTCGCGGGGAAGACAACCTACATCGATGGCTTCGTCATCACCGGTACCGGCGCAACTGCCGCCGGCGTCGTCGAGGCTACGCTGACCGGGCTTCTCGGCGGTACGATGACCTTCATCATCGCGGTGCCTGCCGGCGTCAACACCGGATTGACGCCGCTTGTCGTCAACTTCCCGAAGCCGCTTCCGGCATCGGCCGTCGATACCGCGATCGTCTTGACGTTGCCGGCGCTGGGCTCCGGCAACACCAACGCCGCGGTCAACGCGCACGGCTTCCAGCAGTAAGCGCGCTCTAGAGAGGGGACCCCGGTATGGGTGACATCACTGTCGTAAATGCAACTCAGAGCGTCGCCGCCGAACCGCTGACGTTGCAGAACACCGGCTGCTTCGTCAGCCACGGCGGCACGACGCTGACCGCCGGGTCGATCCAGCTTCTCACCGCGGAAACCGATCTCGCATCGATCCTGACCCCCGCCGCGGCGCTGGCCTCGCTGTCCTGGTCCGGCGGTACGGTATCGGCGACAACAGAGGCGCCGTTGCCGTTCCAGATCGGCGACATAGTCAATCTGACGATCGCGGGCTGCACACCGTCGGGCTACAACGGCACCTTCCCCTGTACGATCACCGGCGCGTCGGCCTTCACCTATCCGCTGGCAGGGAATCCCGGCTCGGAAACCGTGCTCGGCACCTATGTTTCGGTGTCCGTCGCGGAAGTCACGGACATGAATGCGGAGTGGTGGGCCCAGGGCTCGACGCTTGCCGTCTATGTGCTCGAGCTCGGCGCGCTGGGGAGCGTCAATGCCATCGCGGCGCTGGCGACCTATCTCGAAAAATATCCGAACACCGAATACGAGGACGGCGATGTCGGATATTTCTATCATTACTGCGTCCCGCCGGAATGGTCCTCGCAATCGACATACGTGACGCTGGTCGAAGAATACGAAGCGACCAACGACATGACTTATTTCGACACCACTATGACGACGGGGAACTACACCAGTTTTGCCGGCGTCAAGTCGGTGATCGGTGAAGTCCAGGCGCCGGCGGCGCCGGCGACGGAGTTCAGTGTCGTCGCCACGATGTTCAACGTGCTGAACCGCAATCCAAGCGCGACGAACAAGGCGACGCAGTTCTGCTACAACTTCCAGTTCGATGTCACGGTGTATCCGAAGGCCGGCAACTCGACGATCCTGGCTGAGCTCAAGGCCGCGGGCGTCAACATCGTGAAATCCGCCGCGGAAGGCGGGATCTCAAACGCCATGCTCGCCTACGGCACCACGATGGATGTCAACGCCATCGATTACTGGTACTCGATCGACTGGCTGATCCTGCAATCCGATCTGGCGCTGACCAACGCCGTGATCAATGGCTCAAACGATCCGCTGGCGCCGCTGTACTACGACCAGGCCGGCATCAACACCTTGCAGAGCGTCGAGGAGGGCGTCTGCGCCACCGGCGTCAGTTATGGTCTCCTGCTCGGAAATCCGATCCTGGTCGAAACCGATCCGACGACATTCGCCAACAACGTCACCAACGGCGTCTATGCCGGCAACATCGCCATCAACGCCGTGCCGTTCACGACGTATGTCTTGCTGAACCCGTCGAACTATCAGGCCCGGAAATACGGCGGTCTCCAGGTCGCGTTCTCGCCGCAACTCGGCTTTGAGCAGGTCATCATCAATCTCAACGCCGTCCAATTCCCGTAATCTCGAGGAGATGCTTCAATGCCAGGTAATTCTCCGGGCGTGAACCCGAATGTGCCGCAGGGTCTTCTCAATCGGGTCCGCGGCAGCGTGACGATTCCGCTGTTCACGGCCTACAACATCACGGCGCCCTATCTCGGCCGCGAAATGCTGCAATTGGCCTTCACCGGCGATTCCGTCGAATACATCGAAAATGCGACCGGGGCGACGAAGTCGCCGCAGCCCTATCTGATGTCGGAGCTCCGCTGCCATCTTCTGACTTCGCAGGCCTTCGCCGACAGCTACAAGCGGAAGATGGAGACCAATTCCGATCTCGGCGACATCACGGTCCGCCCGGATTCGTCGAAGCTGTCGCCGTACATCCTGCGGAACTGCTCTATCGGCGGCGTCGAGCAGTTGACGTTCAACGGCCGCGACAACGGCTACCGGCTCCGCATCAGGGGCTTCTATCCGATCAATTCCGATCTCTATAACGGCGCCGGCTCATGATCCGGATCGACAAGAAGCTCAATCTCACATTCTCCGTCGACAGCGGCGACGGGCAGATCTTTGTCCATGCCGCGCCGCTCTCCGCCGATGTCTTCCGCCGCTACTACAGGATCATCGCCAAGGCCTATTCGCAGATCTGGGGCGAAGGTCTCCGCTATGTCTGGACCGCGGGCTGGCGCACCGCCGCGCTGACCATCGAGGACATCGCGAAGCAGGACAATGTCTGGGACGGTCCCGACGGCGTCGAGAACGGCTTGATCAACGAAATGATCCGGCTGACAAATGTCTTTGTCGCCGGCGACAACGGCTGGGAAATGCTGCCGCTGGACACCGCCCTGAAACAGGGCCGCATCGACGAAGAAGCCGGCGATCTGACGCGGAACGCCATCGTTTTTTTTATCTTGGCCTCGTCGATCGAGGCGAAGAAGACGCTGGAACAGACATTCAGGCCGCTTTTGAAAGTGTGGGACGGGCAACTTACGTCATCGAGGGCTATGGAGTTCCAGAGTTCATTGCCGATATCGACCGCGACAGACAGTTCTTCCGCGAAGACGCCGGCGGCCTAGTCGCAAGACTTCTCGATTGGGCTGCGAATGAGGGCTTCGCCGAATTGGCGCAGCACTACGAGCTCGACTATGAAAGCGCCCACCAGTTCCGCAATCGCTACATGCTGGCCGCTTTGGACAAGAGGTGAGGCATGACAATCAAGCCGATCCTCGACATCGACATCGACCCAAAGGGAAAACTCGGCGACTTTCTGAAGAAGTGGCAGAGCTTTTTTGAGGATGTAAAGCAGGTTCCCGCGGCCTTCGATGACGCCGCGGTGTCGGCCAACAAGATCGATTTCGGCAATCTCGGTGCCGGCCTGGTCGGTGTCGTCGATCTGGCAAAGGCCTTCCGCGAAGAGAATGAGCGGATCGTCGAACAGGGCCGTCGCTCCCGCGAATACTGGTCCGCGGTCGGCAGCGAGTTCAAAGGCATCGTCTCCTCCGTCACAACCATTGGAAGCCGGCTCCTGAAATGGGGCGGCATCGGCGCGGCCGGCATCCTCGGATTGGGGGGTGCCGGCCTTTTTGGTCTTGATGCCCTGGCGCAGTCGGCATCGGCACGCCGGCGATCGGCGATGGGGCTCGGCGTCTCTGCCGGCGAACAGCAGGCTTTTGGTCTGGAGTTCAGCCGCTTCGTCGATCCCGACAGCGTGCTCGGCAATGTCAACGCCGCGCTGACCGACATCCAGAAGCGGTCCAACCTGATCCGCGCCGGGCTGTCGCAACAGGAGCTCGCCGGCGACACCGCAAGCGTGGCGGTGTCGTTGCTGCGTCACGCCGCCGACATCGCGCAGAAGACGCCGACGCAATTTCTTGGCCAGGCCGCACAGATCTATGGGCTCAGCGAACTCGGCATCGATGTCGAAGAGCTCCGCCGGCTGAAACAGCGCCCCGGCGAGCTCAACGATCTGATCCGGCAATACGAGACCGAACGTAAGACGCTTGGCCTTCAGGATAGCGTGCTGGAGCACTGGCAGGATTTCGACAAGGCGCTGAAGTCCTCAAAAAACGTCATCGAGACCGCGCTGATCGAAGGCCTGCATCCTTTGATCCCGACGCTGGGACGGTTGAGCACGGCCGCGGCCGGCGTGATCACCGCATTCCTGAAAAGCCCGGAGGTGAAGAAAGAGCTCGAGGCCCTCGCGACCTATCTCGGCAGTCCGGACTTCAAGACCGACATAAAGGGCTTCATCGTCGATGTGAAGAACCTGTCGATCGCGGTCAGCGATGCGTTGAAGACGCTGGGGAAGCAGACCTTTCGTGAAACCGCAGTTCACGCCGCTGTCGGTTTCGTCGCCGGCGGTCCCGCCGGCGCCGTTGCTTTCGGTACCGCGGGGTACATCAAGGGCCAGCGCGAAGATTACGCGGCCGATCCGAAGGGCAATTACAACCGGCTTTTCGACGCCGATCCGAACCGGCCGTTTCGTTGGTACGATCCGGGCTCCTGGCTCAGCAGACGCGGCGGCTTCGGCAGTCTCGAAACCAACATCGACATCCGCCGCATGGGCTGGGATGCCGACACCGCCGCGGCGCTCCAGGGCAACGCGATGTGGGAGAGCGGCGAAGATCCAACCAAGGTCGGCGACAAAGGAACATCGTATGGCCTGTTTCAGTGGCACGGCGCCCGGCTCGCCGCGCTGAAGAAATTCGAGCGGGAACACGGCGTCACGATCGAGGGCGCCTATGACGAAAGACTGACGCAACTCGCCTTCATGAATTGGGAACTTACAAAGGGCCCCTACAAGAAGGTCGGCGACGAGCTCCGGCGGGCGACGACGCTGGCGGAAAAGGTCCGCATCATCGAGCGGGAATATGAGAACCCGGCGAATCCGGATGCCAGCCTGGCGCGCCGCATCGTCGCTGCGATGAAGACCAAACAGCACGCCGCGGTCGCCGTGACGATCCATGACAGGACCGGCGGCAACATCAGCGTCAACGCGACCCAATTGCCGCGATGATCACCGATTTCGAGTACAACTATACGATCTGCCCGATCACGCTTGTCGGCGGCGTCGCCAACATCATGCAGGGCGGCATGATGCCGATCGTCGCTCTGACGGAGCCCGGCAGCTTCGCCAACGGCGTCTATAGCCCGGCGACGACAACGCCGATGAATGCCAGCGACTTCTTCGCGACCTACAAGATCGAGCCCGGCTCGACATTGCTGAAATTCCGGTATGGCCAATACCCCTATGCCAACCAGAACGTCGCGGCTAATGCAGCGATCGCAGATCCGTTGACGCTGAGCGTCAAGATGATCTGCCCGGCGAAGACCAATGGCGGCTATACGACGAAGCAGGCCGTGATGACATCGCTGAAGCAGACGCTGCAACAGCACGTCGCCCTGGGCGGCAGCTTCATCTATTCGTCGCCGGCGCTGATCTACGACAGCCTTCTTCTCAATGAGATCAGGGATCAGGGTCCAGAAGGCGCCGACAAGCAGGTCCAGAACATCTACATCTGGGAATTCTGGCAACCGCTGCTCACCGTGGCGCAGGCAGACCAGGCGGCGAACAGCCTGATGACACGCTATCAGTCCGGCGCTCAGGTGCTCAGCGAGAACGGCATGTTGCCGTGGTCCGGTCTTTCGGCGACACAGGGACAGCCCGGCAGCGTCGTCACATCGAGCGTCGTGCCGGCGGCGAGCGGCGCCGGTGCGGCGCAGATATCGGCGCCGGCCGGACCTCCGCTATGACGACGATCGTCCGGTTCACGCCGTCGCCCACAGGCCCTTTCGTCTTTCAGCCGACGCTCGACGGCAATGTCTACACCGCATCGGTGAAATGGCTCGGCGCCGGGCAGCGCTGGTACATCGAGCTCGAGGACTTGAGCGGCACGACGATCTTCTATCTGCCGCTCATCGGTTCGCCGACAGGTATCGCGATCGAGACGCTGACCTGGTCCGGCAACCAGGCCGAAGCGACGACATCGGAACCGCACGGCTATGTCATCGGCGATGTCGTCGATTTGACGATCTCCGGCGCGACGCCCGACGCCTACAACGGCCTTCAGGAGTGTTTCATCACCGGTCCGTCGACGTTCATCTATGACCTGATCCCTTATCCCGGCCCGACATCGGTACCCGGGACGGCGAGCTACGACATCAATATCGCCGGCGGATATTTCGAGGAATCGACGCTGGTCTTCCGCGAAGACGCGCAGCAATTCGAGATTTCGCCGTGAGGTATTACAGCGTCAAGCTGACCAATCCCGACACCGGCGCCTTGATCGTGCCGCGCTCACTCGCCGGACTGAACACCGGCTCGAGCTACACCAGCACGTCAAACGGGCTCTCCAGCGGGACCCCGCTGCTCGGGGCGATGAACATCAACATCGATATTCCCGTCGCGCCCTATGCCGAACCGGCGGGCCAGGGCTGGGTGCAGCTCGAGGGCCCGGCGCTGGCGGAAATCAGTCAGGCCAACAATCTCAACGGCGCCGGCATCGAAGTCTATGGCGGGTTCACCGCGGGCCTGCCGCTGGAAAACCCGAAGCAGGCCGGCCTTCTGGTGAAAGGCACGGTGTTTCCGGCGTTCGGCAACTGGATCGATGTCGAGCAGACGCTGGATCTCATCATCGTGCCGCCGCTCGGCAGCGACAGCAATCCGGTCAACATCACCGGCACCTGGCAGAAGGGAACCCAACTCGCCGGCGTGCTTGCCATCGTTCTGACCAACGCGTTTCCCGGTCTCGCCGATCCCGTGATCAACATCAGTCCGAACCTGGTCGCGACCGAAGATCAGCCCTGGGCCTATAACAATCTTCAGCAGTTCGCCGAATACCTGAAGGAGACCACGGCGGCGCTGATCAACAGCCCGAATTACCGCGGCGTCGATATCTCGCTGAAGGGCAACCAGATCGTCGTCAGTGACGGCACCGTGTCGACGACGCCGAAGCCGATCCTGTTCCAGGAGCTCATCGGCCAGCCGACCTGGCTCGATCCGTCGACCCTGCAATTCAAATGCCCGATGCGGGCGGATCTCAGTATCGCGGACTTCATTACGATGCCGCCGGCGCTGGTGACATCGTCTGCCGGTGCCGTTTCGCCGCTGGTCAATGCCAATGCGACATTCAAGGGGACTTTCGAGCTCATCAATGTCCGCCACGTCGGCGACTTCCGTTCGGACCAGGCCGATGCCTGGGTGACGGTGTTCGACGCGGCGACGACACCGGTTTCGACGACGGGCTGACATGGCGAACTACAGTCAGAAGAAACCCTTCACGAAGTCTATGGAACGCTGGATCAAGCAGAAGGTTGCCGACGGCTTCGCCAAGCGCGGCCTTGCGCTGCCGGCGTCCGTTGTCGCGATCTCCGGCTCGATCGTAACGGTGCAGTTCGAGGCGAACCTGAAGCCGCTGACACTGCCGAACGTCACGGTGCCGATGATGTTCTGCCAGTACAACCGGCCGCCGATCCAGATCGGCGAGCTCGGCGGCGTCATCCCGTTCGACGTGCTGATGGGTTTCGTCTCCGGATTGGGCTCGCCGACGCCACCGACAAAGCAGATGCCGTCCAATCTCGGCGCTCTGGTCTGGGTGCCGGTGTCGTCAGCGGATTGGTCGGCACCCGACGATCCGAACGCCTACTGCATCTATGGTCCGAACGGCTTCCGGCTTCGCGACA